TTTGCGTACCGCGCCCGGTTGTTTGTATTGTGTGATTAAAAAATATTAGTTGTTAGTAGCTGTTTTTTCGTCTCTCCAATTTGCATAGTGAGTAAATGTAATTTCAGGCATTACAGACCTTAGAACGGATAACAATAGATTTGTGTCCATTACTTTCACCTTTTCATTTGAGTTCCACCTTTGTTTACCACCTGAAAAAAAATTGAACGTTACATAGTGCGAATATTTAGGATCAAACTCATAGACTATATTAACCTTGTCTAAAAACGGATTCTTATAAATAATATCCTTTATATAGTCTTTTATCTTTATGACCTTTGGCATTGACTTTTTAGCCAGCTCATAGTTCTCTACACATGCACCGCTCAATAGCTGATTATTGATTAAGAAAGTTTCTAAGCAATCAAATCCTATTGTATAGCTTTTATTATCATTCAATCCTTTGACATGTGCATGATTCGCTATTAGTTTGCCGCAATTATCACAAGGGCAACCGCCGCCATCTACAATTGATATATAGTTAGTACCTGTTAAGAGATACATTTGAGCTAGTGACAGGTTGCGTTGAATTATTCTTTTAGTGGCGTTCATGTGATACTTTTATTTGTTCTTAGCTCCGATTGCGATACAAAGGTAAAAAGCCTTTTGATTAAAACAAACTATTTTATTCATTGCAATCTATTTTTAACAATAATAATACTAAGTAACTGTAAATCAGCACTATTCTTTTTGCAAATAATTATATTTAATGCTATCTATTGGTATTTAGATTGATTATTGTAAATTTGTACCATAAATAAAAACAATGGGTAGAACTAAAGTAAATACAAAGTATAGACCGTTTACGGGACGCGTCCCCGATTCGCTTGATTCGCTGTTCATAGCAAGGTGCAAGGAATTAGGCCACGTCAACAAAGAAGGCGAAATTAAGCCTACCAAGTACGTAAATGAGCTGATAGCAAATGATCTAAAGCAATATGCTAAAACAATAAAACCATAAGCAATGAAAACAATAGAGGCCGAAATAAGAGAGATAATGGATAGGAGGCAATGATATACATTTTTACACTAAATAATTTGGTGGTTTGAAATATTGAGCATATATTTACACCATAATTAAAAACCATGCTGCCTGAATTCAAATCAATCCTCGACTTAATAAAAGCCTTTCCAACTGAACAAAGTTGTATTGACCATTTGGAAACATTACGTTGGAATGGCAATGTAATGAGTCCTTTTGATTCATCCTCCAAGATTTACAAGTGTGCAGGCAACAAATACAAATGTAAGAATACAGGCAAGTATTTTAACGTCAGGACAGGTACTTTTTTTGACAACACAAAGATTCCATTGCAAAAATGGTTCTTAGCATTATATGTTTTCAGTTCTCACAAAAAGGGCATTTCATCTCACCAGTTAGCTAAGGATATTGATATTACTCAAAAAAGTGCATGGTTTGTTTTGCACCGTCTACGTTATGGCTTTGCGCATCCTAATTTCAAGGCTACACTAAGTAACATTGTGGAAATAGATGAAACGTTCGTCGGTGGTGAGTCTAAGAATAAGCACGAGAACAAAAAAGCTAAAAATTCACGCGGTGGGACTATAAGCACTAAAGCCCCTGTTTTAGGTATGTTGGAGAGGGACGGTAAAGTAGTTGCTCAGGCTATCCCTACAGTACACAAAAAAGATTTGCTTCCAGTAATAAAGGAAACAGTTGCCCCTATGTCTATCATTATAACCGATCAATACAATGCCTATAATGATTTGGGAAAAACTTATTTTCACGAATCAGTAAATCACAGTGCAAAAGAGTATGTTCGCGGTATGGCTCACACCAATGGAATTGAAAATTTTTGGTCGCATCTGCAAAGGGGTATCACTGGAATTTATCACCAAGTGAGTATGAAACACCTTAACTCATATGTCATTGAATATACCCTTCGGTTTAATACACGTAAGGACACAACTAATGACCGATTTAATGCAATTTTGAGCCACACAGGGAATAGAAGATTAACTTACGCTAAATTGATTGACCATGCTTAAAATACATGCTCAGGGGAAGGATATTTCTATAATGCAGGTAGGCAACAATGTCTACATGAGCCTGACCGATATAATAAAAGGAGAGGAAGGGACTGACCACATTAAGAACTGGATGCGCAATAGAAATACTGTCGAGTTTTTAGGACTATGGGAGTCTTTAAACAACCCAAATTTCAAAGGTGTCGAATTCGATACCTTTCGGAAAGAGGCGGGGTTAAACAGTTTCACGCTCACTCCTAAGAAATGGGTGGATTCCACAGACGCAATAGGCATAGTCTCAAAGGCTGGTCAAAATGGAGGCACATTTGCTCATAAGGACATAGCATTAGAGTTTTGTACATGGCTCAGCCCACTATTTAAATTGCTCATTCTAAAGGAATTTCAAAGGCTCAAAGAGGCAGAAGCAATACAGGGCAAATGGGATATTCGCCGCTTCATTGCAAAGGCTAGTTATAAGATTCAAACCGATGCAATTAAAGCTCACCTACTACCTGCTAGAAATATGCCCAAAGACAAAGAGGGTATTGTATATGCCGAGGAAGCGGAATTGCTGAATTATGCTTTGTTTGGGATGACCTCTAAAGAATGGCGAGAAAAGAACACTAAGGCTGTATTAGAAGGGCTTAATTTGCGCGACTATGCAGATACTCACCAGTTAATAGTTTTGTCGCATCTTGAGAGCTTAAACGCCTCTATGATTAAACAGGGCATACCGCCGAAAGAGCGTTTTATCTATTTGCGGGACACTGCGGTAGATCAATTGAATTCACTTAAAAGTAGTAATGCAGATGAAACGCTTAGATTGGATAGCCCTCATGTTGCATCCGAGAAAACAACGGAAAGCGTATTTAACCAAAGCCTGAAAGGATTACTAAACGTACCACCACCACAAAAAAATAAATAGCATGGAAAAGATAAGGTTTATTGACTTATTCTGCGGTATAGGAGGTTTTCATACTGCTATGCATTCAGCTTGCATCGAAAATAATTTAATACCCGAATGCGTGTTTGCTTCGGATATAGATGTTTCATGTCAAGATTCATACGAAAATAATTTTGGACTTAGGCCAGTAGGGGATATTACAAAGGTTAATGAAAATGATGTGCCCGATCATGACATTTTATTTGCCGGATTTCCTTGTCAGCCATTTAGTATAATAGGCAACATGAAGGGTTTTCATGACATTAGGGGAACATTGTTTTTTGATATTGTCAGGATAATAAAAGCCAAATCTCCTAAAGCCATTGTACTTGAAAATGTAAAACAATTGGTAGGTCACAATAAGGGAGAGACTTTAAAAGTTATAATGAAAACCCTAAAAGACATAGGTTATAACCCACGCTTCGCTGTTCTAAACGCTTTAGATTACGGGCTACCACAAAAGAGGGAAAGGATAATTATTGTAGGACATAGGGAGCCTATACAGTTTACTTATCCTGAGCCAAAGCGACCATTTAAACCATTATCCGAGGTACTTGAAAGCAAGGTAGACAAAAAACATTTTGCATCGGACTATATAAAAGAAAAGAGAAAAGAGAGTCATAAATCTGCCTACAAATTGGCTATATGGCATGAAAATAAAGCGGGTAATATCTGCTCTTACCCTTATTCATGTGCATTACGAGCGGGTGCCTCTTACAATTATCTTTTGGTCAATGGCGAAAGAAGATTAACCCCACGGGAAATGTTTCGCCTACAGGGATTTCCAGATACCTATAAGATTACACCTAATGATGGACAGGCAAGGAAACAAGCGGGTAACGCTGTTCCTGTAAATTTAGTTAAGGCTGTTATTTTGAAACTTTTACCTTATGTTGCATCTACAATGGATATGACATCAGTATTAAAAGATTACGAAGTAACAACACATGGCTAAAATATCTCCCAAACTAAGAACGGTACACAAAAGCCCACCAGCTTATGAGTTAAACAAATTCCCTAAAGAACTGCCCTATACAATAGGTCGGGAAATTGTCTATTTGCTTGCATCCAAAGGCAAGCCTAATTTAATTGGCTCTGAATGGGAAGAGATATTTGCTAAGAGCATCGGTGCCGAATGGAGAGATTCAAACGTTGGTTTAGATGACGTTAGACTAGGTAATACAGCATGGGGAGCAAAGACAGTCAAGTCTGTAAACCCTGCGAATCAAAAAAAGGTACGTCTTATTTCAGGTAGAAATTCAATTGTATATTCATTCGGTGCAAACATTGATGTGTCGGTAGATCCTAATCTGCCTGGTGAACAAGTTTTATCTATTTGGAATGATAGAGTAAGCGCAATAAGAGAGAGATTCGACCATTTACGCACCATAGTACTTATAAAGTCAAATGACTTGTCAGAAGTGGTCGTATTTGAGTTTGAAACTATAAGGTATGACCCTGAGTTGTTTTATTGGAAATGGAATAAAGAGAACAATCTCGAAGGGTATGATAAAAACGGACACGAGCATGTATTTACTTGGCAACCTCATGGCTCACAATTTACCATTCATGAGAAAGTGCCATCCGAAAAGGTTACGATCAAAATAAGAAAGCCACAAGTACTAGATAAAGATAAAACGCTACAGGCTTTGGGCTTTGATAGCTCATGGGTAACTGTAATTAGCAGCTAGTGTAAAATAATATATCATTGCCGGATAGGAATGATGAAACAGTCTATGACAATAGCGATATAAGGCATCGCGGCGTACTGGATAATGACTATGCCGATTTAATCAAAGAACTATCAGTCCTCATAGAGAGGCGCGAAAAACTGGCTACGGAGATACTGTAAAAGAATACGACATAGCGGAAGAAATCAAAAGGCACATTAAACCAGTTAAACGCCTTTTTTAATCCCTAAAGCGAAGCGGTTAAAGTGAGCATAGCGAACTAATAAACAATGCTCATTCTGTATTACACGCCCAACAATCTGCATATCTCCAAATTAATCTCCTTTATCCCCGCACATAAATAATCCCTACCCTCAGTATTTAGCAACTCCCTGCTAACCCTGCTCCTTTCCTCTAATAGTTTCTTTAGCTCCAATAAACGACGCGTGTCATTCTCTATCCAATTGGCATAATTAACGACTACCTCAGTAGTGATATTAGCCCTCAATACAACACTATCCAATGGCTGTAAACACTTCTCTATTGCACCCCTTGCCCAAGTAGCAGGCTTAACCCCTGATAGCTCAGAAACGGCAATTATCCGGCTTCTCATGGCCTTAGATAGTCTCACCTCAAACCTTTCCCCATATTGCTCCATGTATATCAATTGTACGGACAAATCTCGCTAAATTAACCACAAGTTCAAAGGAATAAACGCCAAACACCTATTATAAGGTATAAAACTAAACAAGCGTTTAATAAAGCATCCAATAAACACACTACCAGCAACAATCCAACTAAACGGTAATGTTTTAGACGTTGTTCGGCTACCGCCTTTCACCAAGTTCATTGGTTTTGAGCTAGTTGTGATTCTGCGTCTCAAGTAATTTGGTATCAGTTGCACGATAACAGCTTGATTGTTAAACGCTTTATGGGAATGTTGTGATCTCAAAAGTTGATCCAATTTGTGCGAATTATGCAACGAATCACATAGCTACTTTTATGTTAACTCCAATAATGGCTTAATTGTGCTATTATCAAATCACTTTATGAGGCTACCAAACAGTTTCACCACATTTCAGTTATCGCTTTATCGCTTTACCCATGATCTAAACAGATCAGCTTTATGAGGATAACAGATTGGTAATCAATGTCAAATTAGGATGAACAAGGGCACCCCTCAGCATAAAACCGTTTCCCCTTTTGCGTTTGGGTTTGCCGAAATGGCACGTTCGTTCTCCATCGTTATCTACATATCAGAATTTTTGGCGGGAAAAATTTTAGGAGATTTTTTTCTTTGGCATCGCGTTTTACGATGTCCACTACGTGTCAGGTTTTAATTCCCTCGATTTCGATGGTTTTAACTAATTGGTACTATGCAATCAATACTAGTCTAAGAATACTAAGAAGGAGGGTGCCTGTAACGTAGATATAGCTTCAAAGTCATTTACAAGTTTTGTAATGCTAAATTATCATTTTTGTAACTTTTGTTTGTAATTGTGCGAATAGTTACTATATTTGTAACTATGGATAATGGTAGTAAAATAGGGTTTAAAGACCTGCCATGCTATGAGGTGAATCCCTTTATAGCCGACATGCAGACTAGATTGATTCCTCGTAAGATCAAAGTGAAACACAATGAGCGGTTTCATAATATGGAGACCGGGGAGGTTAGGGATATTTTAACAGAGACAGGGCAGATTATTTACGAGTGGAAAGACCCTACTCCGTTCGTTAAGATATTCAACGATCAGGATAACTACAAAGACATGGCTAATCTGTCTAAGGGTGCTAACTACTTGTTTTGGCTCATAAATAGCAAGTTAAAGCCTAATGCAGATGTTGTTCGGCTATTGTTGGCTGAGTACATGGAATATGCCGACACAAGCAATCGGGGACAATTTTACACATCTATCGTTGAATTGGCGATTAAACGGTTTATTGTCAAAATAGGTTCTGACACGTTTTACATCAATCCTATCAAGTTTTTTAATGGAAGGAGGGATGTGTTAGCTAGCGATCCGATGGATGCGTATATTAAACAGCATAAAAATAAATAACAATATGGGGCTTTTAAATCAAGATGAGTGTACGAGCGTTATTATTAATTTGACGAAGGATCAGGATGAATTGTTGCGCAATACTGGCCATAGGTGGGTAAGTGAAGGTGAGTACGATATATACCAAAATCCCATGTACTTTAATAGGCTTGAGGATGGGTCATATGAGATGCTATACTTTGACGAGTTGCCTGATGAGGTACAGGAAAGCGTTAGACGTTGGCGGGATAAGCACATTGATTCTTACTAAAATATTTCTTATCATTGCTAAAACCAAACAACATGAAGCTAACCAAAGATAATTTAGAGAAGTGTGCGCCGAAAAACATACAAGACCCGCTATTTAGTTTTATTGTTTTCGTGAATGGCAAATTTACTCAATCGGATATATTAAGTGAGCGCGGAGTTCTTACTAATGGGGTTGACTACATACCCATACCTGTTTATTTGAGATCGTTTCCTGATGCAGAGTTCTTCCCCGCCTCCGAGATCAAGATGCCGAATAGTGTAGATGAATCATTTGCGGCACACATTGACGCAGAGAAGCCAAAAGGCTATGACACTTTGATGGAGAAATATAAAAACTACAAAAAATCTGAATGGGGGGAATCGAATAGCAAAGACGAAACATCTCAATGGCTCCAAGACCTAGACTATAATCTCGCAGGCATAGGCTTGCTTGTTACCGATCCTAAAGCTCAGCCGTTCATTGACGCTTGCAAGGTGGCTTTGGACAAGCTGGGGCAGAGGGAGGCGGGAGCAAAGGTGTGGTTTGATGCTATGAACCGAAAGGCTAAATTTGACACAAGGGATAGCAACCCCAAAGGCGTAATCCAAGAGATTTGTAAGGATAAAGAAGTTGTAGCCTATACAGGCGGTGTAACCCAAGCAGACTTTGATAAAATAGCCGATGGGTTCAATAAGGTTGCTGAACTTGGCAAACCTATTTTGGAAAGGCAAGTAGACAAGATTGATTCTTTCCTAAAGACCAAGTTCGGGGAGGACTATACAGCATGATTTTAGGATTAAAAATAGACTGGGAAGCACTCAACTTCCGCTCCCGCCTCCGCGCATGGTGGTCGCACTACAAGTTTGTCCATCGTTACGGTGTCAATAAACATCGGCATGAGCATTATGGCGTAACTTTAAATAATAAACAATGATCTGGACAGGCATTTTAACGAAAGAGGCCCTTGATGCAGAGTTCAAGAGAATATCTGATGAACTTGAGGCATACGCAAATGAAAAACTGCGTAGGCAAAAGGTGTTTGAGATTTTCAAATCAACCGGAATGATTATTTATCATGGATGAACCCAAAGTAGACTTTTGCGAGATAGGTGGCTATATTCTGATCTTCAACAAGAAGATTAGGTAAGCGAAAGCTCTATAGCCTTTATACGTTTGTCGATAGCATCCAATCTTGAATCAGAATCGCCAGTTTTTATCCATTCAAGGCTCATGGCGGACTCTTTAGCCATGCGCTCACACATCTCATCCGCTGGCTCGGATTTATGCCCTATAACATCCCTTAGCCTTTCAAAGTCCTCACCTGATGCCTGCGCGTACTGCAATGGCGATTGAAACTTCTTGGATTTACCCTGTTTGGTGCGGGGATTGCCGATGATGGAGTAATAGGCTTGCATAAAGCGGTCTGTTCTGTTCATATTGGGGATTTATTACTCAAATATAGGAATTTGATTCCCATTTACTAATTTTATCGCATGAAAGAATCATTTGATACGGTGACGTGTGATATATGCGCCAAGGACTTTGTGTGGAAGAAGCTCAGGGAAACCAAAGAATACGACTTTAGAATAGCCATACATTACAGTAAATCAATCAATTGTTATGACTCAGCTAAAGTAGTACTTTACATGCACAGCGAGCTAGCCAAGAGCTATCTTTTGAAGGATATAGCAGTAGCCGCGCATGAGTTGGGGCACTATGAGCAAGCGTTATATGGCTACTGGCTAATGAAAATAAGAGAGAAGAGTGGGGTATTTATTCGGCGAATACTTGACGTGTTCATTGAGGCCGATGCGAATAGGCGCGGTATGCTGATATTGGGCGACTACGCTAAGGGATATGAGCAAGATATAGCCAAAATGTACCAAAAAATGCTGTGGGCGTACAAAAAAGAAGCAATTAGGTTTTGAACTATGAATTTCATTCCTATATTTGCATTGCTAAGTCAAAATATCTGAATAATAAAATAAGTTGCAATCACACGAAATGTACCACAGTACGCGGCAGAGTTTAGGCGTATCCGAATAAAGCAGAATTTAACTCAGCAGGGGTTGGCTACACTATTGGGCATGGATGTGACAACAATATCGAAGATTGAATTAGGGAAATCGAAGCCAAGCATAGGCACACTAGAGAATATGGGTGAGAAATTAGGATTTAAAATTGAGCTAAACTTTGTAGAGGCATGATAGCAATACCATTCATCTTGATTGTCTTCGCTGCCATATTCTCATTTTGGTACTACTACAAGGAGTCTTGGACTGTCAAATCGGTAGACGGGGGCTACGATCCGAATGAACGCATTAGCTTTGAGTACCGTGGGCAGATCATCCACATGACAGCCTTTGAAAAAACGGAGGTGTGGGATAACTGGAACAGAGAACAGCGGAACTTTCACCTTGAAGAAATAAAGAAAGGGTTAAAAACAGACACAATCAGGCTCTTGGATTTAGGTGATGAGCAATCTATGTTTGTCGCAGGTTCTAAAGGAAAGCAAGCCCAAAAGAGGCAGGACACTTACAATAAAAACTTAGAAAAACCATATGGCAGACCTTAAATTCAGACCATTACAGAACCGCGTGGTGGTAAAACCCATCGAAGATCAGCAGGTAAGCGCGGGTGGATTCCATATAGGCGCAATGGAAACGAAAGAGAAGCGCGGGGAAATACTCGCCAAGGGTAAACTCGCTAATGAGGTAGAAGTAGGCGAAACAGCAGTCTATGGGCACTACAACCCGATAGAAATATCCCTCAGCGGTCAAAAGCTGATAATTATGAAAGAAACAGACATTTACGGAATCATAGAATAAACCAAACCAATGAGCAGAAAAATTCAATTTAATCAAGAAGCAAGAGAGTCACTTCTTGCAGGCGCAAACAAGATCGCAAATGCGGTGAAAGCCACGCTAGGGCCATTAGGCAAGAATGCCATACTTGGCACAGACCTAGGAGCACCCACTTCTACCAAGGATGGAGTTTCTGTTGCTAAATATGTGGAACTGCCTAATAAACTTGAAAATCAAGGGGCACGTGCCCTAAGAGAAGCAGCAATCAAAACTGTAGGACAAGCAGGGGACGGCACAACTAGTACAATTGTTTTGGCGCAAAGCATTTTAAACTCAGGAATGGATGCCATAAAAGAAGGTTACAATGCTGTAGACCTAAAGCGTGGCATCGACAAAGCAGTAGAAATCGTAGTCGGCAGGCTTAAAGAAATGTCAACTCCCGTAAATGATAGCTACGAGAAGATACTGCAAGTAGCGACCATATCGGCGAACAATGATGCAGAGATCGGTAAATTGGTAGCAGATGCCATTTCAAAAGTGGGTCTTGATGGGGTCGTGCATGTAGTAGAATCAAACAGCACTAAATCTGATCTGTCATTCATGGATGGCATGGTACTGAATAGCGGATATACCAATGTGGGATTTGTCACAGATGCCGAGAAAATGGAGGCTGTTCTTGAGAACCCGCTAGTACTAATGACATCTAAGTCAATAGAAGGGCCGCAGCAACTTATCCCATTTCTTGATAGTATTGCAAAAATAGTATCAGCAAGTGGGCAAAAAATGCCGCCAGTTCTTATCATTTCCGATGGGATAGATAGCACATCAATGGCAGTCCTTGCTACTAACTTTGTAAAGGGCACACTGAAATCATGTGTTGTGAATGTTCCACATGGACACCCTGAGCAAAGGGATGAGTTTATGGAGGACTTGGCTGTAATGCTTGATGGAAAATATGTAACCGACTACAAGGGAGATAAGATTGAGGACTTGACAATAAGTGAACTCGGCTCATGTTCAAAGGTAGTAATAGGCAAAGATAGTACAACATTCATTGGCGCGGCGGGTGATGAATCGGCAATTGGTAATCGCATTGCTTCTATTCGCCTTGATGTAGCAAGCGCACAAGCGGATGGCAATGAGCCGCGCGTAGCGTTCCTAAAAGAGAGAATCGCAAAGTTGTCAAGCGGGATTGCAGTGATTGAGGTCGGCGCACCGACAAACTTCGAAATGAAAGAACGCAAAGACCGTTTTGATGATGCAGTAGGCGCGACACGGGCGGCAATGGAAGAGGGAATCGTACCCGGTGGTGGTACATCATATCTCAGGTGCAATCAGATTGGTCTTGAAGTGGATGCAAGCCTGAGTAAATCACAACTACGCGGTATGATTATCGTCATGGATGCACTACTATATCCGCTACTCACTATTTGCGAAAATGGAGAAATTGACGCATCGGTTGTGATCTCAGAGGTAAAATCGGGCAATGGAGCCTATGGCTACAATGCTTATACTGAGAAATATGGTAATATGATTGAAATGGGGATAATTGACCCCACTAAGGTAGCGCGTGTGGCATTAGAGAATGCTGCTTCTATCGCGGGTATGCTATTGACAACAGAGGTGCTAATTGTAAATGACTAACCTAACCCCCATATCAATATCTGACGACCCAATGACTCAAAGGGTGTATGTGCGATTTGCTGATTCAGTGAAGCATATATCCACTCAGATGCTTGGAGATTTGGAAGTACCCGCTGATGTCAATGATATGTATGAGTATGCACCTAAATGGGGTACGATCATATCTATCTCAGATGGAGAGAAAGACCTGATTGTAGGCGATAAAGTCTACGTAGACTACCTCACATACAAGTTGGCTAAGAAACAGCATGAAGAGGGGCTAATGATGCAAGACGACGCTATCAGGACTGCGGTTATACGCAAATCTGACATTTATCTGATTGTGCGCGGCGAAGAACTCATAAGTGCGAACGGATACTGCCTCGTAGAGCCGATAAAAGAAACTCAGACAATGGCTAAGGGCTTTTACATACCCAAGTCAGCACTCGGAGAAAACAAGGCATTGGAGGGTGTTGTGTATCTTTGTCCAAAAGGCAGAGATATTGAGGTCGGTCAGCGGGTGCTATTTGAGACTGACAGCGACATACCCCTTGAATTTGACTTGACTCAGACCATGCCGAAAGTTTGGCGTGTGCCGATAAATGAGATAGTTGGCATTTTGGAAACAGCTTTAGATGATGTGATATGATGTTCAATGAAGAGAACTATAATAATCTCCCTTGTGGCAAGTATATTCTTGTTGCCAAAGGTCATTATCATCGGGTAAATATTGAAATCATTGAACCGAAAATAACATTTCGTAAGGTTGAATCAAGAAACTTCCTAGGTATTAATCTTAAATATGAGATTTACGCAGAATCAGAACTTAACCCAACAGAAGAAATAATAGACTACGTGATATGACAATCCGACCCGAAGAATATGGACAAATGGATTGGGACATTTATAGTGTGCCTCTCGCTAAATCGGTACTCAAAGAGTTCCCTGATTTGGAAACCATATTCAAGGAATTTCTGAAAAAAGAAATGCCGAAAGGTTTTACGCTCGACAAAATGATTCGCTATATCATCTACGTCTATCATAAAAAATCACCCCTAGTCAAAAGGATAAGCGACATAGACAGTCGCAAAGACCGCGCCCTAATGGAGCTAGGTTTTATGCGTGACGATGCGTGGGATAAGGAATTTGTCGATATAATGAACAACGAAAGCGACCTGCAAGTCGATATGATCTTTCAATTCCTGTACTATCAGCGTGATATAAACTTTTTGTCCCTCATCACTCAGGAGGAGTCATACATGAATTTTTCCAAGTCTCTGATGAAACTAGAGAAAGGCGCGGCAGGCATAGAGAAGCAGACTAAAATATCAGCGCAACTAGACATCATTCTGACAAGGATAGAGAAGTACAGTACAGCGGCATTCTATGGGGACATATCCCTAAAAGACGACCTATCTGTACAAAAGCTCGTAGCAAGCAGGGCCGCCCCAGTATCACCGGAAGAAAATGCAGCAAATGAAAAAGACCTCAGATCACGCGCCAAAGCGGAAGCTGCAAGAAATCGTTAAGGAATATCAACCCTACCAAAAGGTCATAACTATTCGTCAGGACGTAGAGGGCATGCTACCCTACGAAATAGAACTCCCCGATGCTCCCGACCCCAAAGAATTTATAAACTACGGGCTACCTAAAGAGGAGCAGTATTTTGTCTATGAGGCTAAACCTGATTGGCTTACTAAGCTGAACAGGATGAAACGTGCCGATGCTATGAAAGTCGCAAAGACTAATGCTGAGATCAACGCATGGATAGCATCACAATGGGACAAGCGAAAAAACGGGATATTTATTTACATCAATGGGAAACCACTACACATACCCGGCAAACATTGGTTTTATCTGAACTACTACACAATCAAGGGACAAATACCCGACTTTCTATGGGTGGATTTGGAGTATTTCTACTGGTATGAGTTCTGTATTTTAAGGGATTCAACGGTATATGGCGGCATAGAACTAGCTAAACGGCGCGATGGTAAGTCATATCGAGCAGCGTGTAACATGCTTGAGTACATATCTAGGCAGTATGAGGCATTCGCGGGTATCCTATCCAAGAATGGCGGTGACGCTCAAGAACTATTCGGACGTGGTATAGTCATGGCATGGCGAAGGCTACCATTCTTTTTTAATCCAAAATTTGACAATAAGACATTCCCCGTAAAGGAATTGGCATTCCGTGATGCGAGTAGGGGCGGTGAAAAGCTAGACCTGAGTGATCTCTTGACCGCAAGCGGTGACGTAGATGGGCTTAATTCACGGATAGAGGCGCGTAACACTGTCAATAATGCCTTTGACGGTGAACAGTTAGGGGCAATAGACTTTATGACCCGTGGGCTAACCCTAATAATGGATGAAGCGGGTAAGTGGCAAGAGGAAAAGACGGTGCATATTGGTCGGGCGTGGGATAAGCATAAGGAATGCTTGCGCGTAGGCACAAAAAAGGTCGGCGTAGCTATGCTCACTACTACCATTGAAGAAATGGCAAGTGGTGGACGCGGGTTTGTGGAACTATGGAAACAGTCAGATCGTAGCAGTAAAAGCAGGCTCGGAGAAACAGAGAGTGGACTAGTGCCGTTCTTCAAAAAAGCATCTGAGTGCCTTGTGACCGATGAATACGGATTCCCTATTATCGGAAAGCCATCGGAACGGGATTCTGCCTATTTAAAGCAAAAGTATCTTGATGAAGGGGAGAAGGTTAAAGTGGAACTTGGCTATCACTTGATGGGTGGAGAAGAAATATGGCAGGCTGAATACGATGCTTGCTCAAGTGCTAAGGCACGTCAGGAGTATATCAGAAAGTACCCGCCATCTATCAAAAAAGCCTTTGCCTCTGTCAACAATGAGTGCCAGTTTGACAAAGAGATACTTGATGCAAGCAAGGCGAGGTTCTTTTACGGCGATCCATGCTGCGAGAAGTTTAACCTTAAAAATGTCGGCACCGAGGATGAACCAAAGGTAGAAGCAGAATGGTGCAGTAATGGTAAATACAAGGCACCGCGTAAACTCATAGAGCATATTCAAGCAAACTATGCCAATCAGATATATCGTGGCGAAGATGGTTTTTGGAGGCCGCGCAACATAGATAAGGGGCTGATAGGGTCGGATGCGTTCAAATCAAGCAAAATTCTCGCTAAAGAAGGGTCAAACGGTACATTGGTGACATATTTCAGACGAGACTATGGGCTAGACCCGGAGGGAACGCCTGAATTAGACCTAATGACTGATGATTATGGCATATGGTACGGTGATAGGCCACCGAGCGTAGATGAATACTGCCGTGAGGCTATCAAATTGTGCGTGTTTTTAGGTATGAAGGTATTCCCTGAGACAAACGTAGATGCTGTGAGAAACTTCTTTTTAGCAAACGGGATGCAGTATTTTCTTTACCATAGGAAAGAACAAAAGTACGAGCAAGGGCAAATTGTGACTAAAACAGCAGCAGTAGCGGGTATGCAGACAATCGGCGGCACAAGATCAGATGATATGATTGCCATGATGCAGTCATGGGTAATCAGGTGTGGCATGAGGTGTAAGTTTGAGGAGATAATAGATGATTGCCTAAAGCTAGAGCCAAACAATTGGTCGCCATATGATACGTTTGTCGGGGCTGTTTACGCATTGTTCGGTATTCAATCAGATACCAAGCCCCATAGGAGTAAGGACACACAGAAAAAGGCAGATGTTGCGGGGATGTTGTGGGAGGCTAGATAATTATGTATTTTTGTCCAAATAATGTATAACTTTGCATTTAATGCTAAGAAATGAGTGATTACATTCCCGCGTATGATTACAATGGTCTGTGCCCATCAGACCAAATAGACCCTGCTCTTAAAGATAAAGATTGGGTGATGATGCGTACTAAATATGCGTATGGTCGCAATCAGAGCAGCGTGTTTATGAACAACGCTCGGCGCAATGATTGGATAATCAACGAGCAGTATGCAGACGGTAATCAAAATACATCTAAATATAAGAACTGGCTATCGAAGTTAAAGAGCGATGGCAAGGGGAATGTGCCGAAGGGTGAAACCATATCCTACATGGATTTGGATTACTCCATCGTATCCACTATCCCGAAGATGGAAGATGTGGTACTTGAGTACTGGAACAAGCTAGACTACGATGTATACTGCGATGCCATCAATCCCGCAGCTACACAAGACCGCAAATTCTTTGAGGCATTTCTAAAGACCAAGTTAGTATTGAAAGAGTTCAATGCAATGGTCGATGAGGCATTGGGTAAAAATCCACAGGCGCAGGAAAGTGATTTCATGCCGCAGGATATGGATGAGATTCAGATATTCTTGCAAGATGGATTTAGGCTACCATACGAAATGGAGATGGAGCTTGGCATTCAGATGTGCAAGGAAGAATCTGATTGGAAAGAAATTCGCAAGCGCATACGCAAGGACTTTTTCAGAAAAGCATGTGGCGCATGTAAGGTATATATAGACCGCATTACAGGCAAGCCAAAGGTTCGCTATGTCAATCCTATCAACTGCATCCTTGAAGATTTTGAGGGGCATGACGGGGACGCTATGAATGGATTTGGCGAAGTAATCGCTATGACCATAGCCGACATTCGCCTTGACGCGGGAGATCAATTCACAGAGGAGGACTATTACAACATAGCCAAGCTAAACTGCGGTATGTATGGTAATCCTGATGAAATGCTCCCGTGGTCGGACTATATCAATACTGATGTGCAGTACACAATGTGGCGAAACTATGACAGTTTCAAGATAAAGGTGCTCGACTATGAGTTTAACAGCAGTGATAGGATCAAACAAGCAAGGTCTGAGAAATATTCTAAAGACAGCCCCAACTACTACCGCAGACCATACAGCGAACCGGAGGGAATCAAAAAGAAAAAAGCTAAAGATGGCACCATATATGATGAAGAGGTAAAGGCTATCGACATCAAGACCATATACGGGTGTATGTGGATTATCGGTAGTAATTTCTGCTATAACGCGGGAAAGAAAGCCAATATCGCACGTCCAAATGAGAATAAAAAAGAGTGCTACCGTGAGTTTAAGTTTTGGCGCGTAAGCAACAAGTCAATGATTGAGAGGCTTATCCCATTGGCTGATTCAATCGCTCTTACCTACTTGAAGATTCAGAACATGAAAGCCCGTATGGTAAATATGGGTCTGATGATAGAGCATGGGTCTTTTGAGAATATGACGCTTGATGGAGCAGATTTCAAGGCTAAACAAGCTATTGAGACAGGTTTCCAAACGGGAATATGGATATACAAGCGAAATTCTGCATTTGACTCAGACGGGAGCAAAACAGCGGTAGCAGACCCCGTGAAAGAAATTGGCGGCGGTGCGTGGAATGAAATTTTGACTGCGTGGCAGGAAATAGATGTCAATATCCAAAAGATGCGTGACATAAGCGGTATCAATGAAGTCATGGATGCTACTGTCCCCAATCCTAAATTAGCAGTTGGGATTGCCAATATATCCCTTACCGCAGCAAATAATGCTATTTCCCCTCTGATAGAGGCTTTTGTCTCTATGGAGGAGAAAATATCGTACATGATTATGCTGAAAATTCAAGTGGCATGTAGGCTTGGCAAGTTGACGGGATGGGTTAAAGCCCTTGGCTCAGTATTCCCGCAAATGATTGAACTCGGTGATGATCTCTCGCCGCTGTCATACGGTATACGTGTCGTGGCAAGGCCAACCGCAGATGAAAAGCAAGCAATACTGACTGTAGCCGACAAGTGCCTTAATAATGCTAATCCTTCTGAGGATAGCATAGAAGCTCCTGATTATTTTATGATTAGGCGCATGGTGATGAACGGCACCAACCTCAAAGTGGTCGAAATGATACTCGCAAGCCGTATCGCTAAGAACAAAAAAGCTAAACAGCAGACGCAACAAATGATTGCACAGCAGACGGCATCAGCGCAGACGCAGGGGGCTATACAGTTAGAGCAAGCTAAAATGACGACTATCCAAGCGAAAGGCGAGGAAGACAGAAAAACGGCAGAAGTGCAGGGTATGTGGGCAGTCAAAGCTATACAAGCTAAGGCTACTACGCTACAGGATCAATCCATCATAGATGGGGCGATAGACAAGGAAATAGCCTATCATCAGCACCAACTTGACCTCATAATGGCAGCAAAGCAGAACGCCAAAGCAAATCAAACTCAACCACAGTAAAATAAAGTTTGCATAATTAGTATTAGTTAACTACTTTCGTAACATAATAACCAAATAATGACAGCCGAAGAAGAAGCAAAACTAGAAGCAGCCTTTAGCGAAGGTGGTGGGCAGAAAGCCGCCGCCGCACCCGCTGATGATGCTAGTAAGTCTGACAATCAGCAGCAAGACGGGAATCAGGCAGCAGATCAACAAGCCGCCGCCGATGCAGCAAAACCCGAAGTATTCAACTTCGATGCTGAGTTTAAGAAAAAATACGGCATCGAATCAACAGACTTTGACGCTATTAAGCAAAAGGCTACACTCGCAGAGCAGCTTCAAAATGCTGATCCATTCGATAATGATGAGCTAAGAGCCATCAATACCGTAATGAAAGAGCGTGGTGTAACTGCAAAAGAGGCAATACAATATCTATCAATAGACCCTACCAAGCTAGATGCTAGGGAACAATATCATACATTCAGGTCACTAACTGCGAAAGGAATGTCTGCTGAGGCTATCAACAGGCAAATCCTTAAAGAGTTTCCCGACCTCGATAGCGATGATGCTGATCTCAAACAACAAGCATTGGAAGACCTTCAATATAAAGTGGCTACAGAGGGTATCGGTGACAAACTGAAAGAACTTCGCGACAAAGCATATCAAAAGCCGGGGGCAACCCGCGCAGAAGTGCTATCGAACGAGGCTAAAGAATCTCAAGCGAAAGCATGGGATACTGAACTTACTAAAATCGCCGCCGACACCAAGAAGTACAAACTGGCATTTGATGGGTCGAATGAGACATTGGATTACGACCTCGGCGTAGATATAACCGAAATAAAAGATCGGGTAATATCAAAGGGTTATCCTGCAACCCCCGAAAATCTTGAAGCAGCAAGGGTCGAACTGGAAAGCAAGGCACTACGTGCTCAGCTCCCAAAGATTCTTGCCAAGATAAAAAAGGATAGCTATAAGGATGGGCAGAACCAAGTAGAGTCAACCCTTTACAATGAACTGCATAATCCTAGCCAAAGCAAAACAGTCACCACCACGGGTAAAACTGTGAATAAAGAGGCTGAACTTGCAAAACTTGACTCACTCAATTTCTAAAAAAACTCAAAAACTAAAATGAAAAAATTTAAATCTCTGATAGCGTTCCTTCTCATAGGAGTTCTGTCCGTTTTTGGCTCAGGCTCTAACACCGTGTACGGTCAAGGCCCAATCGTGTCTAACCCGTCAGCAACATCCACAAGCGTCACAGACCCGTGGGTATCCTCTCTGACAATCCACATGCCCGAATACAAAAGGAAGCTCTACAAGCGTTTCCTTGGTCAAAATGACACCCTTTTCTCTACGCTCGATCTCATGGGCTATAGCTCAGGATACGATGGCGTAGCGCAAACTAACTTTGGTCACTGGGAAGAAGGCTACGAAGTGGAAACTATCACTTCGCTTAACTCGGTAGCAGACCCCGGCGCAGGTAACACAATCTCTATCCTCGTAGACCCCGCAACTGTGGATGCACAAAGCGGTACAATCTACGCACAGGTAAAGGATGATGTGCTATTCCCTACTGGTGTAGGTACTGTAAAAGGTAAGATTACTGCAATTACAGGTACAACTCCCAACTTTACTGTGGTAATCACTCCGCATGATACCACTATTACACTCGGCGCAGTACCCGCAGGACAACAACTATATATCTACTCAAACGGTATGCTTGAGGCTGATTCTAGCCGTCAGAGCCGTATCAGTAAGCCTACACTGTTTAACTTCGGTGCAAAGATACTTTGGGAGTCATTTAGCTTCTCAGGAACTGAGTCTACCAACCAAATATGGTTCGATGTGAACGGCAAACAGTGCTATGTTTACAAAGGACAAGGTGAAATGGAAGCAAGACTGATGAGCGACATTGATGGTGCTGCATTTTGGGATGCTCCTATCAATAACGCTGCCCTCGTAGGCAACCGTAACATGACAGGTCTGTGGAACTTCAATGCTACCGCAGGCAACACTCGCCAATACAATCAAGGTCTTTGGGGTATTCCTGATTACTACGCAATCACTAAGCAACTGACTAAAACCTTTGGTGGCGATCAGTACCTTGGATTCTTTGCACTCGATCTGTACAATGAGAATGAGCAAGCCTTTGGTGATCTGTTCACAGGCAACCCGCTTATCTTCTCTAACTTTGATGGTACATTCAGAAATACAGAGGCTAAGAAACTTGATCTCGGCTTTGGCTCGGTGACAGTATCTAACAAGACCTTCATGCTGAAATGCCTGAAAGAAATGTCTCACCCTAAGAAAGCAGGTGCGCCGGGTTACAACCTTGAGGGTATCGGTATGATTATGCCTAATGATCGTGCTAAGGATGCTAAGACAGGTGGCCTTATGCCTCACGTACAGTTCAGGGCTAAACAACTGGACGGTGTGAATCGCAAGATCGTAATGTCTAAGAGGGACTTCGGTATCACTGGAACTGACCAAACTAAATTCGATGTACTCTCTGAACAGGGTATCGAGATATTTGGCATTAACCGTTTCATGGCAGTATCACGTAACTAATCAATAAATAACAGGCAGGGGCAGTTAATTCTGTCCCTGTTTTTACAAACCAAAAACAAGAAACAAATGGCTATTTATAAAAACAATGTAGTGTGGGAGGGGTGGAAAGACACAGACCTTGCAAAAGAACTCGATGTAAAAAAACCTATCGTCTACAAACTAGCGCCACACCACAAGTCGAAAGAAGTAATCGAAAAGGGTAACGTTCGTGTAGAAATAGACAAGTACCCGCATAGTTTCGCTGTGAGTTGCAGCGAGAGATATTTGGACAAGGACGGAGAAGGATGCGTTATCACCTATGCAAACACAATGTTTGAGAGGGGTGGCAACAACTACTACGAGCCATCTGAGATCATGTTTACGGGTGGTGAGCATATCGTACCCGCCGGAGCAAAAGACAAGGCATGGTTCATGGCAATCTCTAAGGCTAATATGGCTAATGGGGTGTCGGGAACATTCTTTGAGTATGATATTGATAAGGAGAAGAAGAAAGAGGCGGCTACTAAAAAAGCTCATTCTGAGGTCGTTTATCTTATCACTAACACAATGACCGATGCAGAAGTAGTAGACATGAATACACGCCTGTATAAAGGCACGACTACAAACCCTGATGATGCACGTAAGGCTCTTGAGGTAATCGCCACATCCGATCCTAAGAAGAAAGATGGTGTTGGCCCCGAGAAGTTCAAAAAGGCATTCCTAGACGAAATAAGGACATCCAAAAAACTCATCATAGAGGCACAGCGTCAAAAGATCATAAACGACTACAAGACCGAACAGGCTTGGTTTTGGCTCAAGGGGGATGAAAGCAAAGGACTCAAAATATGTGACTTCGCGAAGGGTTCAGACCCAATCGAGGCACTTGTAAAACACATCGACAAAAATCCGGGTGTGCTTGAGAAGATCACATCAGACCTTGAAGCAATAAAAGAACTAGAAACAGCATCATAAAAAATAATAAATGACTCCTACAATTTTAGCGGCAGCATTAAATTTAAACGTGGCTTTCGCGGTAGGGGGAGTTTCACAGACACTATCGTATGCCATTACGGTTAATCCCGTAACTGCTCCGCAAGATAGCCAACACGTCTTGTCGCTGATACTTAAAATCGTGTCACCGTCAGGATTTGTTATGTATAAAAACACAGGATGGGATACATCAAACTTTGGTAGCCCTGATTCTCTTACTGGTACTGAGACATTGCCGCCAGTAACGGGCACATCAACACCTGAAAGCGGCGTGTATGTAGTGAATATACAGGCCAAGTATGTAGACAGCACATCAACACCTGTAACAACCTTGGCGACAAGGATATTTTCAACGGAAAGCCTTTGTATAGACTGCCTGCCTGTTGTATCATTGCTACCTACTACTAATTGCAGTGTTCCTTCGCTAATAGTGCAGGATACTACCAATTATTCCCTGTCAGGGTACACCACGGGGGCGATAGTAAGAAATTACAGTGCTACACCGCCCTCTGGTAGTGGTCAGCCTGACGCGACATCTTCTACCGAAATATTAGCTATTGACAATCAGAATGCAAATGGCGTTCTGTGGAATGGCTTGTATGTTGTAGGATTTAGCGGGTCGGCGATATATACTCGTGGCAATACTACGATCACTCAGACAACTGCCACTAGCCAAAATGTCTCTGTCGGCTGTGCTGATACAATCTGCATTCTCCAATGCACTATTGAAGACCTGAGTGCAAGATACCAAAGCGCAGTGCTAAGCAATCCACCGACCGCTCCTGCTATATTCATGCAACTCACATACGCGGGTGCAATGATGGCAGCGGCAATGAATGCGGTAAACTGTGGTGACGACTATCAAGAGTATATCGACACCTTCTATGAGGTCACCAAAATTGACTACAAGTGTGAATCGTGTGGAGGTTCAGCTCCAACTGGCCCTGTGCAACCTATCGGTGCGCCACAAAGAGGGCCAGCGGGAACAAATGGTACTAATGGAACTCAATGGAGACATGGAACTACTGTGCCATCTAATACGCTTGGCGCAGATGGCGACTACTACATTGACACGACAACATCTAACTACTACCTAAGAGTTTCGGGTGTATATGTGCTGCAAGGTGCATTTACGGGCACTAACGGTACTAATGGATCGTCTTTACTATGGCCTCCTAATGTGCTTCCGCAATATACGTGGGATGGCGCATCGGGGTCTACTGGTAATAGCTATGTAAGCAACACAATACCCGCTAATAAATTGTCAGTAAATGGTGATTCTATTGAGTTTACCATAAACACCCTAACACCCGCCAAAAATCATGGCTTTATAGAAATGGCTATTGGCAATGTAGGTGGCTCTCCTACGGCAATAAACATCCCTATTCAAGGTGGTGTTTCTGCCAATACTGCATATTGTGTGTCAAAAGTATATGTTCAGTATATTGGAAGTAACCTTATTCAGGTAGATGTCAAGCAACAATATTTTGTACCATCAAGTACAATTGCTGTGGGATGGCAGCAGGAATACGAATTTAACTATGATACTTCTTCGGCATTCCAATATGCCTATAATCCTACCGTAGATGGGGTTTTTGTGCTTTATTTCTCTAACGCAACGGCGGCTTGTGGCGTATCATTCATCGAAGCAGTACTTAAAAAGATATAAATGAAAAAGTTTTTAATAGCCCTGATATTTTCAATATTCGCCTTATCGGTATCGGCAACTAACACGGTAGGAATAGATACACTTGCACTGCCTCGTAGTGGTGCAGTATATATCTATGCAAGCAATCCTAGTGCGCTATATCTCATAAAGGGTAACGACTCGCTTACGGGCAATGTAAGCTATATGTTTTCGGGTACCCCATTGATGGGATCGCAAATTACCCTTTGGTTTAACAATACTACGATGATTGGTATTGATAGGAAAATATACATATTAGGCGTGGATTACACCTCTATTTTATTGGGTACAAATAACGTATTTGTCACTTGCACCTATAATGGATCAGCATGGACAGTAAATAGTGTAAACGCTACGACTCTCGCATATCTATCTGATTATGTGACTCAGGAACAGTTCTCGGACGCGCTAGGAGGGTTAGAAGATACGGCGAGTCTTACCTCCCGACTATCTAACTATGCGCTACTTAGTGGGGCTACATTCGCATCTTTGAATGCGCCAGTACAAGCGAACTCTGATAGTTCAACAAAAGTGCAGACTACGGCAGGCAGCAAAAGGCTGATTCAGGCGGCAATATCCCCATTAGCAACAACCACATATGTAAATTCATCTATTACAAGCTCTATATCAACTGCAACATCTTCAATCACAGCAGCGTATACAGCTGCCATCACAGCAAACAATCAGACATTTCAAAACCTGCAATCACTAGATACGCTTGCAGCAGGCACAATAAGCCTCACTACATTTGTCGGTGATGTATATAATAAGATAGAGCCAACAGTAATTACGGGCAATATCATTCTTACCTCGGGTGTGTTGCCTGCGGGTTCTGTTTCTACTATTGTCATAGAGCTACCATCATCAGGCGCATATACTGTAACTGCGGGAGCAAATATGAATTTCTCTACAATTACAGGATCAAATACGCATACAGCGGTATTGACGCTCACATGGAGTAATAAGCAGCAACGTTACAATCAGCAATCATTTTCACAAAACTAAGCATTGACAGTTGACGACATATATCAAACAGTGGGCTTCTTTGCAAGAAAATACCAATCGGGTGCAATATCCGGCGTTGAGTTTAATCTTACATTAGTAGCTGCTAATATCAAATACTATAAAAAGTATCTTGGTATCCCCGAAAATATTGTCATAGGGTCACCCAACCCCGCTCTTTGTTGGCAGATAGGCAATTCTGTAAGCGACCGCATGAGGCAGTTTGTCAAGTACGAGCAACCCATATCTCAGAATCCAATTACAGAGTTTTTCAACTATCCAACCGACTATGTAGGATTCAGCTCTATGAGGTTCCCATATACATACGTCAAGAACTGCAAGACTACCCTTATTAAAAGGCGTATCGAAATGGTATCTGACGGAGAAATGACAGATAGGCTTGAGGCCTCTTTGACCCCACCGACCCTACGCCGCCCTGTTTCAACATGGGCAGATACGGGATTTGTAGTAGAGCCTAGGACAGTTAATAATATCCTACTCACATACCTTCGTGAAGCAAGAACACCTGTTTGGGCTTTTACTGTAGTCAATGATGAGGAAGTTTACGATCCTGCAAATAGTGTGCAATTTGAGTATCCATCCATATGCGACATTGATTTGTGTATGCTGATGCTTGAAATGTGGGGCATATCAGTACAGGATGAGGAAGTAGTGCAATATGCGATGAACAAAAATAAAACAGGCTCCTAATGAACATACAGCAGTTTTGTGAGATGGTTCAGCAGATGCTTGGTTATTTTGACCAAGATACGAAACTCGATGATCGTGCCATCCTTGCTGTGGCAGATGGATTCAGAGGTCAGGTATTAGGCAAAAGGTATCGGGATGATGGCCATTTACCATCGGGGGACTATATCAGAACATACGGTAGCGAGCCAAATGAAAGAATAGTGCTGTTTGATGATGTGGCGGGTTCTCCGTTGAAATATTTTGATCTGCCAGTGACTATAGCAAACATGAGCGGTGATGCCGCCATAAGGTCAATCTCTAATCTAATCTATCCTTATGTGGGATGGAAAAGATTATCTCAGGGTGAAATAGAAAATTTCTCCACAGGCGAAATGACGCAGTTTGGTGGCAAGACGGCGTATTGGCTAGAGGGACAAAGAGTTTGGGCTGTAAATGTCCCTATTGGGCAAAATGAGGTATTATTAAAGTGTGTGCCATGCCTGACTGAGCTTGATGCTGACGATGAGGTATTAGGCAACTCTGAAATCGAAGGAATAATAAGGGATATGACAGTAGCGGCGTTACGTGAACAGAAATTAACACCACAACCGCAGGTAAATAGTCCTAAAAGCAATTAATAATGCAACCATTTGAGGTAAAAGATTTATGGCATGTAGTGAATAAGGTGAAGCGAAATCTTCAACTTGACACCACTATGTATGACTTGCAGTTTTATGACTATGCCATAGATGGATTCCGAGAGTTGACGCAGGCGGGATTGAATAAGCCACTGACTTTTAAAACTATTAGGCTTGAACTGACTATTGGCGCAGATGGCAAAGGTCGCGCACCACTCCCGTTAGATTATGTTCGCTATTTGAAGATAGGTGCTTTCTGCAATGGTAAACTGATAAACTTTGACCTCAACGAAGACATAAGTACATATAAAAATCAATGTCCATGCACTACGGATGAAATAAATACATGCTGTGGGCAAGGTGAATACTACGATGGCTTGGGGCTATTCGGCGGTGCATTTTGGCAATGGCAATGGTACTATGGTGGCTACTTTCATAACGGGCAGTCCGTCGGCGGCGTATATGGTGCAGGGGCGGGATTCTCGCATGGGGGATTCAACATTGATACCGAGCATAATGAAATCGTATTTGAAAGATGCACCGACCACTTCAAGGAAATACTCATGGAGTATGATTCTGATGGTGGATTGAATACGGGCGTGAATGTAATTGTAGATACTCAGATTGAGCTTACTTTAAGAAAGTATGTACACATGGAACGTGTGAATTACATGATGGAGAAAGATGCCTCACTGAGGGGATATGTGCATCGGACTAGGACGAAAGATTTTGAGGATGCTGTACATAGATTGCTTGGTAGGGTTAATAGCTATACGCACAGTGAGTTTTTGCAAATGTATCGTGGTACTGTTAGGCAGACAGTAAAAAGGTAGACTACAATGAAAATAAAGAGAAAAATAAAGGCGGGAACTTATATTATAAGAGCAGCAACTGTTTTGTGTAGTTTTGATAAAAAATAATACATGGGTCACCCCGTTCAGAAAATTATCCCTATCGGTGGAATTGATTTTGATTCTGCTGACACAGAAATAAGCTCCAAAGAGGGCGATTTTAGATTTGCGGTAAACCTAAGAAATTCATGGTCTTATGAGGGTACAGAGAAAGTACTAAGTCCCATCAAAGGAAACATACAAGTCCCTTTCGATCTCGGCACAGTGCGCCACCAAGACATAGGATCAATCAATGACGAAGAAGATAGCAGTGTGTACTACATGCTGTGGGCTGCTGACAATAACCATAAGATACTCCACTATACGCCACATAATACAAGTGTGGCTAACCCATACGGCACGATTCAACTCATCGCTACTTTTGATTGGGGGTGGCTGCAAAACACGCTTATCACCTCCATTGATATAGTCAATGGTAAGCAGGGTAAAATGATGTATTGGGTAGATAACGTGAAGGGCAGAAAAATAAATCTGACTAAAGCCGATCTGACCAATAAATACAAGTCATGGATTACTTATCTGCCTAAATCATTTAGCTTTTATCAGGCATTTTTCTTTTTCAATATCATAGATATAGTCACTGGTGCTACAATACACACACTGACTATTGACAGCAATGCACAGACATTTACAACTAATGCTGAGTTGTTGGCTTTTTTTGCATCCGCAATAAATGCCGACCCCACTACAAGCCAATATGTAACTGCTGAGGCATGTGATTGTAAACTGAACATCGTAGAAAAGTGGGTGAATAAAGTAAATATCCTATTCTTTGGCACTCAGATATTGACTATACCCGACAACTGGTATGGCGCAACCCTTACAGATCGAATTACAGACGAGTGTAAGTACCCGCCGATACTATCACCGCTGAATACATTTGACATTGACGCGACTAAGCCATTCAACAATATCAAAAATCAGATATTCCAATTTAGGTTGCAGTATTTCTACGATGATTTTGAACCATCTGCTCTAGGCCCAATAAGCCAAGTTCCGATCAACGAGACAGTAAATGATGGCTTGCAGATACAATCATATAACCTACTGCATATAGATTTTAATGACACGCAACTTGTGCCTAATCTCGGTCTTATTAGAAAGGTTGCTGTGCTTGCCAAATCCAATGCTAATGGCAACGTTGGTAAATGGAAACAGGTAGCATTGCTTGACATCTGCGATTTCTATGACTATGCCAATGGGCAGCGTATCGGGAATTATGACTTTTACAATAATACCATAGCGAACGTCATTGATGATGCTTTAGCGAACAAAGAGTATGATGATGTGCCGATTCATAATGATTCTCAGGTATTCACGTCAAACCACATGGTCAAGGCGGGGATTACTGAGAATTATGATCCTGTGGAATGCGTGGATATAGCGGTTAGTCATACCTTCCAAGACGGCAACGAAACATTCTTTAATGTTACAGGAGATATTTCTATTTTTCACCTGCCGCCGCCATCTGTTTCGCATGGTGCCGTTTTTACCCCGATAGACCCCGACGATCAAAGAGGGGTTATTTGGAAAGTCCCTCCCCAAGACCCTTCTTCTCCTAAGATATACGAGCAATATCCTCAGTGGGGTGGTATCCCTCCCGCATATTTGCAAGGAGGATCAAATCCTGCAAGGCTCCCCGATCCATCCAAAAATCTAAATCAATTACTTCCGCTGGGGGGCTTTCTTTCATATATAGCTGGGACTGATAATTGGACAGTATCAAAGCAAATAATCACAGAAGGTTCTAATCCAACGGATACCCCAATATCAAGTTTGGCTTTTGATAACGTATATCAAAACGTACTAGAAGCAACTAATACACAAACCATTGCGACATACTTTAACAATCCGGGTACAGATGGCAATAATGTAACCCATAGATTTAGTTTTAGACTAAAGCCCGGTGATTATATTTGCCGACTAGCATCGCATTGGGTATCTTTTGGTGACGTGCTTGATAAAGGCCCAATGTATGATTTGAATAACGGAAGAGAGTATCAGACGACATCTACATTTGTCTATACAATTGATGATGCCACAACGGGCAGGTCAAACATATTTGATGTAAAAGAAATACGTTTTACTGTCACCAACTCTGATATTTATATAGGCAGATTCAATGTAGAGGATTGTAGGTCTTTTTATCCCGAAGATGATGTACAAAGACCTATTAATGATTTTGAAACACTTAACTGCTCTACATCGGGTTATCTTGTAGATGCGTCAACCACCGGCGTAAATCCGAGCACATTAAGCGGCGCACCAAGAGTCGAAGGGCAAGGCATTTATCTTGCTGGATTTGGTACAAACCCAATTCAATTTTATCCGGGATTTATACCTTCTCCATCACCCACACCAGCAACAAGGACTGCTCCTGTTATAGCATATCCAACATGCTCTGTAACGGATCATAATGGATTTTTTTATACATCTTGGAATTGGTATTTTCAGGATTTATCAGGGAACAATAGTAATAACAATATAATTGAGCCTTATATACAGAGCCAATTTATTTGGCAGTTTGCAAATAACCTTACAAATCTTGTAGCGGGTGGGCCAAATAATGTATTTCTTCCTACTAACGGATACGTTGGGTATTTTTCGAATATATATGACTCTCAGGAAAATAGACCATACATCAGTGAATCTATACTAAAAGATTTGGTAAATGGAACCTTAACCCCTGCAAGAAGCAATGTTTTTGCTCAAAGTAGAGGATTTGGTGCCGTACAATCATCTTTTGATGGCGGCACTAATCGAAACTTCCAACGACCTGCGCCTAACGATGCAATCCAATTACTCGTATATGTGTCAGGTACTAGCGTTATTCCAAATGAGTCAACATATATCGAAGGGCAACTAGAAGATTCTAATGGATTAGGTATTTCGGGCGGTATTGTCTTGTATGGACAGACAGGGCGATTTGTAACTACGAATATAAATGGGGATTTCTCGATGCTTGTATATGCAAGAGCAACAGGATTTCTAGGGGCATCGGGGCAATTCCAAACAGCTCACTTGCCTGTGACTCCTGAAATTATTACTCAGGATATATATTGTTACTACAATGGCACAAATGAGAATATGAATAACAACCCTCAGCCTGTCCCTGCAATATTTTTCCCACCTAATAATCTTTCTACCCCATATCAACTTACAAATCCATTTTCTCTTTTATCTAACTACGCTCCATTTGGAAAAGGTCTTAAAAGAGGTGGTGTTTATCAGGTAGGATATAGGGAATATGATGTAGCAGGGCGCGTGAATACGGTAATGACTAATCAGAGCTGTATCTTTACGATCCCCTTTATCACAGAGGATTTGCACAATTACTATCCTGACGTATATCCTGTTGGCACGTTTAAATATGGCAGACCCACGACTACTGTAACGCTTAACTTTAAACCATCTAAGTTCGCAGTTGCATATCAGGTATTTTTGACTTTAAATCAGTATGAGACGGACTATCTTGTATGGGTTGCTAATCAGATAACCTATGTAAGCAACATAGGTTATAGCACAGCGGAAAACATCGGGGCATCAACTACATTAACTACGACAAGTACAGCAGGAAGTGTGACATCATCAACAGCAGTAACTACTCCCGCAGCAACATATACGCCACCAGTGGTTTCGTCTTATCAGGCAGGTGATGCTACAAACATCTATATCAGCATGAAAAACCTTGCTGATTTCCAATTATCCAATCCTGATTCTGTTTTGGTCTATAACTATAAGGCGGGTGATAGGGTTCGATTGATTGCAGATGAAAACGGAAATAAATATAATAAGCTGTATGAGCTAGAGGTAACAGGATATGATACGGTGCTTCAATCAATAATAGTTCGCAATAATGGTACTGCTCCTCAGCTAAAAACGGGAGTATTGTTTGAGGTATTACACCCGCGCCTATCTACCGAATCTGATGAGCAAATATATTATGAAGTAGGCGAATCATTCCTATGTACAAATCCGAATCAAGACAACAATGATTTCTCGGTGAATCCTATCGTGCTTACGTGCGGTGATACTTATTGGAGACGCAGGCAGTATCTTGTTAATGACAGCACTGACTTTATATTCTCATCTACCTCATATCTGATTGAGGACAGCGGTCTATCTGACTTTTTTGCATCGAAGTCATGGGACATAGGCAGGCCCGGATTAGCCGACCCGTATTTTGTGCAAGAATACAAACCGACACTGTTAAGGCTGTCAGATGTATTTGTCACAGGTACGCTATTGAATGGATTGAGTAGCTATGAGGCACTAAATGACAAATCCGACATAGATATATCCAATGGCTCGATAATCAGGATGCAGGTTATAGGACAAGTGCTATTACTTGTCTGTCAGAATAAAAACATCGCTGTTTATCTCGGAGCTATCCTAGCTGCGGATTCGGGTAATCTCGGACTATTGCAGGTAACACAGAATTTCTTTGGCAACACCCGCCCATTTGAGGCTCAATATGGTTGTCAAAATCCTGAGTCTATACGCAGATGGCAGGGCTACGTTTATGGGTGGGACGCTAACAGAGGAATAGCATGGAGATACAGCACTAACGGCTTCTTTGAGGTTTCAAATTACAATGCCAAGAGCTTCTTTAATCGCTATCGTGGTGTGCCTATATGGGCTGCACCTGCTGTATTTGATACTGCCTATCAGGAATACATCCTGTCGATATACAAAGGTGCAATAGCATATCAGATACCGAATACAATCACAGCCCCCTTTCTTGGAGGTGGTTTTGAAATTCAGATGCAATTGTCATTAGGGAATTTAGGCATAGCCGATGGTGATATAGTGGTTATTAGTGGCAAAAACCCTACTGGCGAGATTATATCATTAACAGGATATGCTCGTGCAGCAACAGTAGGCAGTGCGCTAATGCTCGTATCGGGTGCTGGGTCGAATCCAAGTCTTACTAATGTGAAGGTAGAGTATAAAGATAAAAATGGCACCACCATATCATTCAGTGAGCCTAAAAACAAATGGTGTACGACTTATAGCTATCTGCCCGACTACTATGGTAACTTCGATAAGGAAATGATCTCATTCAGCAACGGGCAGCTTTATATCCATGATAAGGATGATAGTAGCGCAGGATGGAATAGGTTCTATGGTGTGAAGTACCCGAGTAGCATAACTGTGGTGTTTAATACTGTGGTGTCTGAGATTAAGTTTTGGCTATCTATGACTATTCAAAACTTCCAAACAGACAAAAAGAGTGCTTGGTTTGCGCCGAATATCACCAATGCTAACGGGCAGAAATCAAGGATACTGAATAACATCTTTAAGAGGTTGGAGCAATATTTTTCTGCTTCATTCAAGAGAGACTTAAATACGCCAAATATAGCTAATCCTATTGTGAGCGGAAATATACTGAGGTCGAACACATTGACGGTGACATTAGAAAATCCTGCTGATGAGCAATTCGCGTTAGTTGATGTAGAAGTGGCGTATCAAATTTCACAAAGCACCCAAAAATAAGCAATATGAAAAACACCCAAAAACCTATTAAAATAAAGAAATCACATAAGGGATTACTTCATAAAGACTTGGGAGTTCCACAGGGAACTAAAATACCTAAGTCAAAGTTAGAGATTCACAAAGATGATAGCCCTGCATTAAAGAAGAGAAAAAACTTTGCTCTTGAGTTTGGTGGCTATAAGAAGTAACTATTTCTTCTTGGCCTGATACTCATCCAAAGCCTGCTCCATTATCTTTGAACAGCGAACAGGACTGTAACCATATATCTCTGACAAGTGAGCAGAGCTACACCCTGTCTTAATATGATACGCTTTCATTTCGGCTAACTTCTTAGGCGGGATTTTACCCTGCTCATACTTAATTACTTTGGGTACAGGCTTCCTAAGCGGGTACTTATCTATCATGCGCTGTTTCTCGTCAGGCGTACCATGGATGAGCATTCTTATATCCTTTAGCAGTTTATCGTTCTTATCTTGGAGTTGCTTGTAGGACGTTATTTTTGTTTCGGGGGTGATTGTTCTCATGGTAAGAGATTTGGATGCTCATAGATGTTGCCGATTACTTCTCTAAATAATATAGAGTAATTGGCTATTGATTGGCCAGCTAGTACGTTTCCATATGGAATAAACATCGCGTTGCTATATCTAACTTCTACAATTCCAGAATCTACATTTGTAGGATGGTCAACTAACTTTAATATATCGCCCTCATAAATCTCTTTCCCATTCTTATCGAGCAACCCTGTGAACTGCATAATTTTCAAATCGTCAGGCTTTTTGCCATTTCTATCAAATAGAAATTCATCAAATATTCTGCTCCACTCTCCGAACAATACTGCTTCACCCGTTAGGCTAAATCCGCCTACGTTGGGTAGCTCATAACCTAGTAGCCACGTTTTATTGTGATTGTCCCACGCTCTGAATTTTAAGTTATCCATGATTTTTTGTTTTGATTATTAAATATAGCTATGACTTCATTAATTACTATCTTTGCACTGCACCGTCTATAGAGGGTGTACTAATTTCTTTTTAAGCCTCTCACAGCTAATACAAGATACTAATATCACTCCAATGTCCCTCTTTTCTGAATAAGACTGAGGGCATTTTTATGTTTGCTGCAATTCCTGAGTTGGCAGGTCATTGGATATTCGTGTACATATAGCTCTCGCCACCCTCTACGCGGTCGTCACGGTGTCAGACGTTGCCACGCTACTGTTGTACATCCACGGCAGTAACAAAGTTTGTTTTTGAATACTAGCAGTCTATCTAGTGGGCAGTTCAAACTATACAACTGCCCTATATGTCAATACGGTTATATCTCCTTAAATTCGTTTTCTAATTCAGTTAATTTGTCACACAGATGCGCTCGGTACTCTGCAATAAACTCCAACGACCTCGGATAGAAATCATCACCCGTGTGAATGTCAAAAGTAATAGCGTGATCTGTACCGACAGCAGATTCAAATATCTTCACGCGCTTGCATTTATCCAATGCCTCGATCTGAGCACGTTTCTTAGTAATCATATCTAAGATGGACTTACCCTTGCTGAGTCTGCCAAGTTCTTCTTCTGTCATTTTTTTTAGTTTAGCGTTAAGCCTTGCGGTTTATTCAATTTAAGCCCCGACAACTCCTCAAATATAGATATGTTATCAGGATGGATAAACACCTTTAAATTTGCTATAGCACAGCTATTTTGTTTGCGTGTGTACTCGTAGCACAAGCACCAACTGTTTGTTATCTGCGCCCGACTCATTACCATAGCGTACATTACATCTGCCATATTATTCTTAGATAGCTTCATATCTAAGTTCATGTAGACCATATCCGATTCTGCGGGGAACTTTATCATTCTTTTATTTTTAGCTCGGTTCCAGTTAATAAATACCACCAACTCTGAAATTCGTGGACATATTTAATATCATCTGATTTTATACTTCCTCTCAATCCTTTTATACCAATCCTGCGTATCTCATACTCAAAGAAATCAAGTATTACATCAATTTCTAGTTCAGGCACATCTTCGGTATTAAATATAGTTTGGCAATAAACCTTGTCTGTTCTTTTTATATCGTTGTAAGCACATTGCCACTTAGCTGTATTAAGTAGTCTAAAGCCAAACTTAGTCAACCATTCCTCATTGAGTGGGATAGGATGCACATCCTCATGCTCACAATGCGAACATGCAATATCGCCATCTAGTGAATCAAAGCTGATTCCTGATGCCATTATCTCTTGTACTACTGATGGTGTTTTACCGCACAATACATATGTGCCGATGCGGAGGTCTGTGGATGGTATCATATAGAAATAAAAAAGCCCATAGTGACGGCTATGGGCGGGTAAAATTGTATTTCTACATTTTTACAAACCCAGTCTCACTACCGTCATAATGACACGGGGTTTTAATCTATATGTTTACTCCTCTCGGAGACTCTTTAAAAGAATGCTGATGAATGTGCTGAACTTCTAAGTCAACATCTGCCTGAACGTCACATCAGCACCACAAAGATAGCAAGGGAAACGGAATAAAAAAATTTAATTTTGCTGTATGAGTACTATTTCAGCCGAAGACTACCGAAAAATGTTCCCCAAAAAAGAAGTCGCCGCATTCCTTACAGCAGCGCAGTACCGAGAACAGTTCACTAATGATAAGCCGAAGAAGAAATCAAAATACAATAATGTGAAAGTGGAGAGGCATGGGATTAAATTTGACTCTATCCGTGAGGCTGACCGATACGAAGTGCTAAAAGTGCTTGAATTTAGCGGGGAGATCAGCGAACTTAAATTGCAGGTAGTATTCCCTTTGGTTATCATTGATGGCAAGGTTAAGACCCGATACATCTGTGATTTCCAGTATATCCGAAATGGTGTACTAATCGTGGAGGATGTGAAGTCGATCGTGACTAAGAAATTAGCCCTCTATGTTACGAAAAAGAAACTCATGCTTGAAAAACACGGGATAGAGATTACTGAGGTGTAAATAAGGGTGTTTTTGGGCACCACTTGATCGCATTGATAATCAAAACATTACTCGTGCACACCCTAGTAAATACGTATGGTCTGAGCTCGGGTTGATCGCACCCTTTTATTCATCCTCATACCGCCAAAATTCATACGCTACCCATGATAGACCGACTAGGACAAGCAATATGAATTGGAAAGTTGTCACATCAGAGAATCTTTCCGTTGAATATCTTTTTGTTGTCTACATGGAAATATCCACTTCCGTCAGTCTCGATGTGGGCGAACCCGTGATTATATTTGCTATTAGGGTTATACTTTGGGCGAAGATCACTCAGGCACCCTACCGACCAACAAGATCGCAGTTTCCCGTCTAAATCAGGCTCAGAATGCTCAGCGGTTCTATGAACGTGGCCTTGAATTACAGATGAACCCGTTTTTAGAAATAAAGCTCGTGCAGGGTTAACGCCACCATTCCCAAATATCTCATGTCCGTGTAGGATATTCAAATGACCCGCCTTGGTACGTGTAGACGAGTCAATAACCGAAATCCCTAGCTTGGGAAGCCTTAACATATAAGCAAGCGAGAACTCTTCCATTCCCTCAAACTCGCCCGCATGTGATCCTATGTAGTGATCCCAGCGAAGATCATGGTTGCCCACCTTGAAGTATATGCGGCAGTCAGAGAATATATCCCTAAGTACGGATAAGAACTCGCGCGTCTTCTCTAGTTCGTTTGCGAGGTTCCGCAGTTTCTTGTCTTTTATAAACCTAGATATGCTATAAAAGTCGCAGGTATCCCCATTAAGATATATAGTGTTTACCCTTCGCTCTTTAAGTGACTTAATAGCAGTAGTTAAAGCGAGCATATCATGGAAAGGGCAATGAATATCAGATAGTAAGCCAATGTTGTTGTCTGCTACTGGTAATGTAAAAACTTCTGCACTATCATTGTCAGGTTCGGGCAGTTTGTAAGGATTATATGTCTCAGGCATAACCTCCCTTTTTATTTGGGAGAAACTTGTTGTGCTACTAAAGGACTTTGTTGAAAGCTCTCGGTTTGCAATTTGTAAACTTTGTGCTTCTTTCCTTATTTTATATAGCGTATCTCGGGTGTTTTCCTCATTAAAATCTTTAGTCAGAGTCGTAATAGATGGGTGCAAGATAATTTGCTCTAATGTCAATCCCTGCTGAAACAAAGCATGTGCATTAAGTTTCCATTCAGTTTTATATGCCATAAGATTGTTTAAGTGGAATAATTTAGATTATACAATAAAAATGCGCTGCCTTTTACAGCAACGCACCCCAAACCAATGTAAGAAACAAGAGCAAAATGAAACCAAACCCGATTCAAATATACGCCAAAAAAAGACGTAAATAATAAATTATGTAAAAATGAGTGTAAATTGCTTAATTTCGCACAAACAGTTTAGCTATGGACTTCGGATTATCAGGCGGTGGCGGGGCGGCAGCAGGCGGCATACTCGATGGGGTCAGTAGTCTCGCAGGCTCAATCGCGCAATTCGGTTTGGCAGGACAGCAAGACCAAAGAGCTAAGCAATTGGCAGACCTGTCTAAGAATGCCACAGCCCCGCTGCTTCAAAAAGAATATCAGCAAGCATTAAACATCAGGAATGCCAATGCTAACGCGGGGCTACCTGATTTGCAGTCATATAATGATGCCCTTGATAATCATATGGCTAATTCACTCAGATCAGCACGTGAGAACGCGTCAAGTGGCTCAGGGCTACTCGCATACCTATCAGCGGCAAATGGGGCTAATAATAACTCCAAAATACAACTCGATCAGCAAGATGAAACAGCGCGTGTAGGCAATAAAAATGCCTTGGTAGATGCACTGTGGCAAGTCGGCGGCAGAAAGGATGTAAATGAGGAGATTAAGAGACAGCAACAGGCTAGACTTAATGCAGCATCGGGCGCAGAATCGGCAGCGGCTACACAGAATAAATATGGCGCGGCAACGGGGCTATTCAAAGCGGGGGCAAGTATAGCGGGTAACGCAATTGCGCCGGGGCTTGGTAGTTTGGCAAAGGGTGCAGTTGGGGCTATAAGCTCGGTAGCTGCCCCGAAAAACACACAAGTAGGAAGTGCTGATAATAATGGCGTTCAATTTGACGGAGGCTATCAGGGTGTCCCGCCAGTTAATAACCCATATGCTAACAATAATGTTGGCGATGGTTCACTTAATGGACAAGTAGCAGATACTACACCTACCGACTCAAACTACAATTGGGGATATAACTAAACTATGCCACTAGACGGAGCAATCATACAAGGACAGAATCAGGAGCAGAACGCAGCGGGTGCGGGTGTAGGTGCATTTGTGCCAAATAAAGAAGACCCACAGACAGCGCAGGATGCCATAATGAAAGTCCAAGACCGCAACATGCAATGGCAGTTGATGCAGGACAAGAAGAATGAAGCTCAAAGAGCGAGGGCGGCTAAGGCTTTGTCCGATGCACAGATTAGCTTTGATGGGATACGGGCAGTAGATAGACAGCCATTGCTTGATGAGCAGAAGGTAGTGAATGACTATGCTACGCATGCCTTCGCAGCGGGTAAAGACCCAACAGACCCAAGAAATGTAGAGGAATTTACTAAGTTTAATGCGCTCCAAAACGCAGCACTCACACATGCGAATGCCTCTAAACTGTATAACTCACAGATAACAGATGCAGCAAAACAGTATCAGGCACACCCTGAGCTATATGATGAGGGTAGTTTGGACTTGATAAATAAGCATACTACTGTGCCTATGTCGCAAGCACTGCAAGGTGGGACGGGAGATTATGAGGGTATTGGTATTGGTAAGCCTATTCTAAAAAAGAAGGGCTACGATTTACAGACCGATCTAAAGGCTACACTCCCCAACTTTGCTAGTCAGGCATGGGAAACTAAGGATAATAACGGGACAGTAAATCAATACGAGGGTAAAGACTATCCGAGGCAGAAAGACAAAACAGGTGCAGAAATAGTAGGCACAAGCGGAATAGAAAGGCTTGCAGATCAAAAACTATCAGAACCCAAGTTTAGAGAATATACTAATAACTGGCTGCGAGATCACCCTAATCAGCATGAGTCACTGCAAAAACAAGCCGATGCATTAACCGCAGCAGGTACACCAACAACAGTGCAGCAATTGGCAAGTCAAATGATATTAAAGCCTGCTATTGGCTCTGCACTTAAAAAGTCAGAGGAAGACCCTGAGTCTAAAATGAATAGGGCTATCAGGCAAGCTAATGCCATTAATGACCACAAAGCATATCTGAAAGGCAGTGAAGAACAAGATGCACAAGTAGACGGTTACGACCTATACGATAAGTTCGCTAAGGTAGCATCAGGCTCACCAAGTGCATATGTAAAGCGTAATGGTGGTTTATACTCTACTGAACTTGGGGGGTATACTATCGGTACATACGTAGGTAAGGAAGATAATGAAGATAAGGGTAAATCTGTTCCGAATCACATCATTGAAACTCAATATACGGGCGAAGATGAGAATGGCAACCCGATTGTTTGGGCTAAAACAGACGCGTCCATACAAGCTAAAAAACTCGGTGAATCAGAAAGCGAATGGATACGCGAACCCGACTTAGTAGGCAAATATGCCCCACAGGCTATCAATCAGATGTATAAGGGTAAGCAGTATGTAGCCGCTATGGAGGGCTTACAAGCTAATGCTAAGTACAATAAAGAGTTTAGGCCGGGTGCGGCATATGATATGAAAAACTATCGTAAACGTACTGCACCTGTTTCAGGCACCGAATATCAGAATGAAAGTGGCCTAACTGATGCAGAGGAATATGAACAAAAGACATCGCCGCTCCAAAAGATACTGAATATAGCATCTAAGCTATCAGGCGGCACATCTACAACTAAGCCCCAAAGCGGGGCTATTAGGGCAACAAGGGCAAAGTGGCTTGCAAGTGGGTGGACAGATAAGGATATAGAAGAAGGTAAAAAATCAGGGAAAATAATAGTCGATGGAGAATAATGATAAACTACCATCTCCAAGTGAGATATTAGGCGATAACTCAAAATTGCCATCCCCATCGGAAATTCTTGGAGGTGAAAAAAAAAATGGTACAACCGACTCGCCTGCGCCTGCCGAGCAGCCTATTTCGCCTTTAGACTTGGGTGGGCAGAAGAAGCCTATTAATGCTATATCTGAAATAGCGCGTATGAGTGGGGATACAAATCCACCACAAAATACAAACAGTCAAGCAAATGCACAATTAGATTCAAAATCCGTTGATGATATCCTTTCAAAACACAAAGACCTCGATTGGGTACAGCGGCTATATGAAAAAAATACACCCAATATTCAGGTTCAAGGAGAACCATATCCATCTACGCATTTAATGTCAGACGACGGTAATGGGTATGTTTTCCCTCGTATTCAAAGAATAAATGGAAAACTTGTGGACTTAGGAGATAAAGCGGAAGATTATGCCCGTGAAACAAAAACAGGCATTCAGTTACCAAAAGATATTGGAACGGCATTCGCTGCAAATGGGTATAAAAAAGGCACAAATGTGCTTTCAGATTTTCAGGTTGATCCTGCTACACAGCAGCAATCCTCATCTACGGAATACAAATGGAGTGGCGATAATACATCGCTCCCCGCCGAAACACCTCAAACAAAACTGCCCGCAGATTTAACTCCAAAAGCTAAGAAGGTGCTTGATGATTATGCTGAAAAAGCTAAATCTGAAAATTGGGACGAGAATCAGGCTATATACGAGACAAATAAAATATTCGGTCATCCTGAAATAAAAAAGCAAGTAGACGATTGGAGCAATACAGTTGTACAAAAGTCTGATGCTGTAAAAGGCATGGATAGTGACCCGTCCATTCAAGCCCTAACAGAGCTATATCAATCACAGCAGGCAGCAAAAAAGAAAGGTGATACCAAAGCATACGACGAGATAACTAAGCAAATAGAAGAGGCGCGGAAAGTTCCATTCACTCATAATGTAGTCGTAAAGGAAATTGCAGACCCTGATGAGTTTGGCAAAAAGACACCAATATATAACAGCCGAGAGGGTCTACCCGAAAATTATACTCTTGGTGACGTTTGGGATAAAAATCAAAAAGACCTGATAGAGGGGAAGCAAGCACAAAAAAACCTCCATGAAATGCTTGCGCCAATGGCAGAGGCTATCAAGGCAAATCAGCTTAAACATGGATTCACGGTAGATGATAAAGGAGTGCATGTAATAGCGGTAGACCCTACACACCCCGTGGATGCGGTCAAGCAAGGCGTAGGCGCGTTCATATATGGTGCAGATCGCGCAATGGGTGATATAGAGACAGCGTTTAACTCGGCTACTATGAACAATAGCCAGTATGCGACCTATCTGATGAAGAAAAGCATACTCGATCAATACCTATACCCAACAGAGACAAAAGGCATAGTAGCAGGAGGCATAGAAATGCTGGGCCAAATGACACCCATGGCTCCGAGTATGTTTGTACCCGGCGTGGGTGGTGCGATATTCGGTGGTCTGACAATGGCATCGCAAGCCAAGGGCTCATCGGCCCAAAGATATTTCAATGAAGGTATAAATGAAAAAGGGTTATCACCTATTCAGGCAGCAGAATATTCCGCTAATCCCTCTAATAAAGAGGCAACAATTCAAGGCATAGCAGGGACAGTACTCCCCGGCGTATCCTCATTGACCGAAAAGGCACTTTTAAATGCAGGCGAAACGGGGCTGACAATGAAGTATCTTGCTCATTCACGTGCGACAAGTGGCATATTTGCGGGTGCTCAGGCTACGACAAACCTACTCAATGGTAAGCCACTAACAGAAGGTGTACCCGAAGCTATCGGCGGCGCATTTGCATTCTCTGCATTAACCGAGGGCATCAAAAGTGGGCTTAAACTAACCAAGCCTATCAGGGATATATATGATGTGGCATGGGGGCGTGGATTTAATCAATTAGAACCTATTGTGAAGCAGGGTATTCAAGATGGCACTATTCCACAGGGATTCGGCGAAAGTCTGCTTGCTAACGGCGCAGAAATGCAAAAAACGGTATCACAAGTCCCACATGATTGGACACCCGCCGAGATCATGGTAGCAAAGCCATTCTTGGATAAGATTGACGCATATAAAGAAGACCTAAAAAATGCTACTACCGAGACTGCTAGGGCAGATATAGAGGGTAAGATCAAAGCCCTTGATGATAATATGTCTACCGCTGTCGGTCAACATAGGGCAGAAGTGGAAGGCGCGAAAGCAGAGAAAGCTAAAAATCTGATAAAGGATGATGAACTACTATCAGCATATGTAGACAGCAATCCCGAACTCTCAAAAGAGCGCGAAGAAATTGCATCCATGCACGATGATGAATTGCGGGATAGGCGCATTGAAGCATTCAAAGAGAAGGCTACGGGCGAGATGCCTGATAAGTTCGTTGAAGATTTTACCGCTGAGAAGAAAGCAAAAGAGGCTGAAACAATTGCAAAAGCAGAGGCTAAAGCTGAACCCGTAGCTGAATCAAAAGAAAATGCTACTGATGAGGCTAAAGAGCCAGTGCAGGAGAAAGGCGAATCACTACCGAATAAGGACGACATTGAAGCTAGGCGTAAACAAGAAATAACCGATGCCGAAAATAACCCACTACTTGATGAAACAGGCAAGAAAGAGGTAATACAGAATATCAACGCCAAGCATGATGCAGAAATAGCAAATGCTGATAGGGCGAACAAGGTAGCCGAGATAGAAAAGCAAAGGGCGGCAGATTTAGAGGCAGCAAAGTCTATTCCAAGCGAAACAGAAAAAAAGAATGTCATTGCCGAGATCAACGCAAAGCACGATGATGCTATTGATGCAGTTAATACTACACCCGAGCAAGTCAAAGCCGCAGATGAACAATTTCACGCATTACCCGAAGTTAAACAACAAGAAATATTAGACGCATATGAACAGAACCCCAAAGCAGCGTTGGGCAGCGATACCACCGCACCACAAAGTACAGTTGATGAATCGACTGCACCACCCAAATCAGAATCGGATAGACCCCTCGGTGAGGGCGCAGCGGATAGTCAAGCAGGACGAGAAGACGCAGGACAGTCTAGTGAAAAGCCACAAGCAGAACAAGGACGTGAGCTAAAGGGGCTTGATAAGTCTGCCGATGCACTACATAACATCCTGTCTAAATTCGGCGGCATAAAGGAGCTTGATGGTAAGAATGAAGTAGATGTAGCCCATGAGTTCAAAAGACTCGGAGAGGGGCTAATAGAGGCAGGTAAGGCTAAGGCAGAAACACTAATCGAGGATGTGAAGAAATATCTAGGTGATAAGTGGGACGAAAAGATGTTGCCACATTTGGAGGATGCAGCTAAGCAAATATCTAATTCCGAAGAACCCGCCAAGGAAGGTGAATGGACACCGATACGCAAAGAGGAAATCACTGATGCTAAAAACAATCTCGCTAAGCGTGGCATCACTTGGACTGAAACAGTCAAAAATGCAATGGAGTCATTGGCAAAAGAAACACCACAAGGCAAATCATTATACGATACAGCAGTGGAAAGAGTACGCGTATTGCAAGAGCGGATAAGGGGTGGCGAAAAGGTGAACCCAAACAGCGAAGAAGTTGCAGCACTCACCTACGCAAGGGCTAAAACACGTCAGCAAATGGCTGATCTGTATGATGGGGTCACTAGCTCAGACCCGAATATAAAAGCATTAGCCGATATTCAGTATTCAGCACTTGAATCAAATCTATCGGGGATAGATGAGGTATTGAGCGCAACAGGCTCAGAAGCGGGACGCGCCTTTAATATCCGTCAGATAGAGGGCAAGATAGATGTGAATGAAGAAATGAAAATCCGCAGGATGCAGATTGAAAAGGCATCGGGATTGACAATGACTGATTCTGCTATCGAAAAGCTAGAGCAACTCATTGATGCTACCAAGGAAACGAATGACAAGCTAGATAAGCTAATGGGTAGTGATGGTGACTTTGAAACAGCAGTAAGAAAAGAAGCTGAAAGACTAGCTAAAGAACAGAAGCCAGTCACTAGAAAATATACCAATAAGGCTAAAAACATAGCCGATAAAATCAGGGGATTGAAAACAAAGCCATTCACCTTTACCGATTCTGAGGGAAATGTGTTTGAGATGAAGCAGAACGGCATCATACCATATGATGAAATCGTAGAGGGTGTCGCAAAGCTCGTGGAGAAAACAGGCGTACTTGCGGATTCTGTAAAGGCTACTCTTGATAAATATGCTGATAGCGATTGGTATAAAAACCTGTCAGGAGCAGACAAAGAAAAACTTGCAACCGATCTGACTAAGCACCTTGAAGTAAAAGAAGATACTGCTATTGACTACATAAAGGAACATGCTGATGCAGAAAAGTCAACTAACATTACTAAAAAAATGGTAGCAGATGGCTTGATAAATGACATTGTAGGGGAACACGTCAAAAAAGGCGTAGAAACCAAAGAGGTATTAAAGTCTGTCACAGAGGAACTTAAAAAAGAACTCCCTGATGTGACTGAACAGCAGGTGAGTGATGCCTACCTGAAAGAAGGGGAGTATAAACTGGAGAAAAAAGAGAAAGTTCAATCAGATATTGCCAAAGCCAAAGAAGAAATTAAAAACATCACTCGTCTGCAAAAGGACATTGATGCTTTGGAGGTCGGTAAGGAAGTAGCTCGCAAAACTGCCAGTGGAGACAAAAAAGCCGAAAGTGAGTATGAAAAGTCATTGAGAGATAAGAAGGAGGCTTTAATAAATGAGAAGAAAGATGCTGAAAATGCACAGGCCAAGTCTGAGAAAGAAGCATTACAAAAAAAGAAAGCCGAATTAGCAGAGCAACAAAAGAGATTTGACGATAAGCGCAAAGCACTGGATAAAGAGCAAGCTGAACTTGACAAGCAATCTGCTAAAATAGAGAAGGAGAAGAATGCAAAGTACCAAAAAGACATTGATAATAAGCGTAAGGAGATAGACAAGGCACAGTCTGAAATTGATAAGGCATCTGCCAAAGCAGAAAAAGAAAAAAATGCGCAACATTTAAAAGATAAACAAAAGGAGATTGATAGGAAACGTAAGGAACTAAAAGAAAAAGAAGCAGAGAATAAGCGCGAATCTATAAGGATAGCTAAGGAAATCAATGCTAAAGAAGCTAAACTTGAAGAAATAAATCAAAAGATAGCTGATGTAGAAAACGAAGGTAAACTTTGGGAAAAGAATAAAAAAGCTAATCCCGATAAGGTAGATGCAGACCTAAAAGCCGCACAGAAAAAATTGGATGATGCTATACGCAAGGCGGGAATAAAGGTAGATAGGAATAGCGGCGCAGTCAGGGAGGCAAAAGAACAAGTAGCTAAAGCTCATAATGATAGGATTGATAATCTTACCGATGATATAAATACGCATCTTATGTCAGGTGATTTATCCGATTCGGAGAAAGCCGCATTATCCGATGCAAGAGATAAACTGCAAGCATCAAAGATTGACACCACATCAAAGCAGGATATTGAGCAACTACATAAGAATGCTAAAGAGAAAGCGCAGACAATGTATGAGCATCTTAAAGAAAAGGGCAAGCAGCTCAATAGTGAGCCAATCCGAGAAGCACAAAAATCGCTCAAAGAACTTATTAAAAACTTTGAAGCAGACAAAGAAAAAAATGCAAGAGATATTCAGGCAGATAGGCGCAAGGCTACATTGGAACGCGGCATTAAAGAACGCGAACGTCAAATAGCGGCGGGTGAAGTAGAGGGCAAAGTAAAACCCACGCCACCCGAAAAAACAGCAGAGATAGTTAAACTTGAAATAGAAAAGCGTAAACTTGATAGTGAGTTCAGAAGACTCGCACACAAAGAAAAGGAACGCAATAAAACTAAGATAGAAAAGGCCACCGACCTAGTAATGGAAAGCCGTGTAGCGTCTTTGATATTCAACTTTTGGGGGCTTACTAAGATCGGGCTATCTGCTATCACTAAGCAACCGCTAGAAGCACTGACAAGATCAACAGCAGGCAAAATAGCACATTTCATTAATCCTCGCCTATCAGAGGCGGCAGGCGGCGAAGCTAATGCCACATTCAAGCAAGAGCAAGAAAGACTACGTGCGACATTTTCCCGAATGACCCCTGAGAAATTGGCAGAAAAAAGGGTAGCGAATGCCGATGCATTAGATAATGCTACTGAGAAATTCAATGATGCAAAAGCTAAGTTGAAAGAAATAGAAGATGAGTCGGGGAAGGGCAAAGATTACGACAACTACAAAAAGGGCGAATATGCTAAAGCAGAGGCCGCATACAGAAAAGCAAACTTAGACGTGGCGGCAAATGTAATCTATGATTGGCTTGGCGCATCAAGCACAGAGGATGCTACTAAGATATGGATGCAGGGCTTATCTCATATTGAGGAGGCTATGGGTGATAATATCGCATATACAAAGGCTGATGCTGAGTCAATGCGTGAGAAATATCTTTATGTAGCTCACTCAATGGGTCGTATTCACTCCATAATGAAAAACTTCTCTGCGCGTGGGGAATTTGCCGCAAGTTTTGTAGGAAGATTAGAGCAGATGCAAAAACGCGGGGTAGATATATCTGATCCTGCAAATCAAATACTAGCGGCAGACGCAGCATATAAAGAAGGGTACAAGCGCGGTAAGTACATGAATGATAATGCCATCACTACTCACATGAAGGGTATAGTGCAGGGAATAGAGCGCGGTGACTGGGATAAGCTGAATAAGAATCCCAATCTTAGATATGTCGTAGCCAAAGTGCTTAATTTCGATGCCCCTATCGTCAAAGTGCCAATGAATATCTTGAATGAGGCCGTAACTGAGTACACCCTTGGCGCAGTAGTTGCTCCCATAATGCACATCGCAGAGAATGTGAAAGGATTCAGATTGAGTCGGGCTGATGGCGCAAGCATGAAAGAGGCTTTTGAGGGGATGCAAAAACATATTGCGGAGCTACCCGAAGATAAGGCAGACTTTATTTTAAGATGCTATCGCAAGGGTGGGTTTGGATTGGGTCTTGTCGCATTGGCGGGACTTAGTGGCGCAGTTAGTTTTGGTGGATTTTATCGCCAAGGTGAACCAAAGAAACATCCTAACGATCTCGGATTTGGTGAAATATCAATAGATGGTAAAAAATTACCTAAACATTTGAGCAAAGCACTGGCCCACTTACCAGTAAATATGCCTACGTTACTCGCCCTGAACTATGAGCGAGTAAAAGACCTTGAACAAAATCAGCGTAGGGAGCCAAAGACCGAATCGGAGGCTACCAATAAAGCATTTGAGGCGACTCTTGATGCTATCATGGATGAGAACCCATATAGGGATATGTTTCATCCTCTCAAGCAGGCGCAAGACTTTCTGCCTATACCCGGTATAGGACTGGTAAAGGATGTTTCTGAAATGTTTGATACCGATTCAGATGGCAATTTAGTCCAACGCAAGCCTGAATCATGGGTAGACAGATTGAAAATGAAGACAGGCATTGACAGGCAGAGCGTACCCGAAAAGCCCGAATCAGTGGAATCTAAAGCTAGGTCTTTAATGAGACAGCACATGGAGGATAAGCCAAAGTTGGGCAAGATGTCTGCCGAAAATGCTTATTCAAAGTTACCTGATGATATTAAAAAAGAGGTAGACAATTCATTAACACCTGAGCAAAAAAGCAAATTATTGCATGATGCTAGGTATGATGATGATTTCTTAAAATTCCAAAAGATGTCAGTAGCACAGAGAGAAAAGGTTTTGCCGACTATTCCCGCAGATAAGCAGATTGAATACAAGCGAGAACTAAAGAAAGCCGAACGCGCTAAAAAGAACCACGAAGGGAATCTTTGGGACGCTGAATAAATAAACTTGCACAATAGAATATTAATCGCTTATTTTGCAAGTAATAGCAGAAATGCAATATTTTATATTTTGTAAACACCCAAAATAACTAACATGTCAACTTCACTCTTGCTAAATGATGTAAACAACCCTCTTTTAGCGTTCAATGGCAGCTATACTAAGCCGCTCAATCAATCAATCAATACGGCGTTCTTTATCGCTCTGCTCTCAGGCACATGTCCTGATAAGAACTTTAATCCCATCCCGTGTCTGGATCTGCTCTATAAGAACCCAAAGAAGTCACGTTTTGACACGTATAGCTTCGGACTTAATAGCGAGACTAAGGCAACGGCAACACTCGCTATCCCTATCGCAGCTACACCAACAGCGACAGATACGCTCGTTCCTAAGATCGGTACAACTACCCTCGCAACGGTAACAGTCGGCGCAGGTGAAACTCAGGCACAGGTAAGAACAGCGGTGCTTGCTGCATACAATGCTAACCTACTCGGATATACATTCACTGGCACAATCACATCAAACGTGCTGAATCTCGTAGGTACAGCACCCGGATTCGGAACAGGATACAACGGTGTGAATCTCTCGTTTACTCAAACGGGTAATGCAACATTCGGCTCTGTATCGCCAGTGGCTACGACCTTCTCGGGTGGGCTTACCGATGCAGCGGGATTTCTTGCTTATCTGTCGGCTAACAGCATCAGCAATACGCTTGTAACGTATTCTAACCTGATAGCTATGGATGATATAACTCTCGTAACGCCGCAGGCTAAGATTCTGATAAACGCACCGAGTATCAGCGGCAAAAGCTACGACGGCACGAATACCAAAGTATACCTTTCGCCTAAGCTGAAACCGTACACATTCACCCTCACAGGAGATCAAACAGCACTGTAATGGAAACATTCTATGAAAGTACATCGCTAGGGACTATCCCGCGAAAGCTCCAAGCAGGGCAAGCCTACTACGATACTATCGCGCAGGTTGCCACTGGTACTTTTGTGTCGGATACCAATGTGCCTACTGTACTACAATATACCCCTGCTTCAACTGAGCAATTGAACCTGCTTATTGAAGGGGGACAAGGTAATCTATGGGTATTCTTTCCTACCGAAAAGGTGGTAGCTAGAATCATATCGGCTACTCCCAAGTCCTTGAATCTTGACAGGTCTGTGAGCATTACAGTAGCAGAGTCAGCTCAGTGGATCGTAGGGAATCTCATCGGATACAAAGGTGTAAATATTGGCAATGCGGCAGTATTGGTAAATCCATCCCTACCTAGCCAATACACAATCAATCCGAATGGTACGCCACTAGATGAAAAACAGACAGGGCGCGCCACATCAGCAGCGAAATACATGGATGTAATAGTTTATGACGCAACAGCAAGTGTCTTTGAGATCATAGAACGCAGATAATGAAAATAAAACACGCGATATTATTAATGCCATTACTTTTAGTGGCATTTTTTTCATCAGCACAGACTTACAAATATAAGTTTAGCTATGATTCTACGCGGGTATATCTGAGGGATACGGTGTCAGGAGGGCAACCCATAAGCGCATCCTACGAAAGGGGATCGCTGTATGTGGTAAGAAACTCTAAGAGTGTTTATCTATTCTTAGAGGGGACGAGTATTGTCGTAAATAGGTGGGATACAGCAGTAAATCTAGTATATCTTGCTCCGAGCTTAGATAGTGCATATCGACTCCTTAATAGTCACATCTTCGCTATAAACTATTCAGCAGGCGTTTTGACATACTCTGATACCGTAGACAGAATTGCCACACAGCACTATGTTATTACCAATGGTCAATACTGGACTTTAAAAGGGGATAGCTTATATCCTACTACTATTACAAACAGTGTAGGTATAGGAACGGCCACACCAACATCTACGTTCCAAGTCTACGGCAATTACTCTGTACCGCCGTTTACAGTTGGCAAAGCGGGTCAGACCATGATTCAAACCTATCAGCCCGATTATAGCCTGAGCCTTGGCGATTTGACCTTTGACGATTACGGAATCAGATTTGATATAAGCGATTTAGGAAAACAGTTTAGCTGGGGGTGGTGGACAGATACGGCGATGACATTAAAAGGTCAAAATGGCGCACCAAAATTGCTGACCGTAAATGGTGCAATATGGTCTTTGGGTGAAGATAGCTTTACAAATTTTGCAGGAAAAACATCTTCTGTAATAATGTTACATAATGCCATAGATCATAGTCAACCGGGGCCATGTTTGTATTATTCTCCCGATACATCCGTTCACGTTTTATCTGGTTATTGTGCTAAGTTTTTGGCTTGTTCAGATATTAATGATTATGGAGATTCGTCTGTTGCTGTTATGTCTGCTGGAGATAATCAAGGCAATCAATGTTTCATGGGATTATGTGGACAGACAAAGAAGTGGGCATTGAATTTGACGGGTTATCAGAACGTAGCTTTTGTATATAATGATACATCTCTTTGGGCCGTAGGTAGTCAACTGGCGGGACAACCTAATCCAGTTTCTGTCTTATCTGCAAATCTATTGGCACAAAAAGTAAGTATAACCGATGGCAGTCAAGCCCAAGGAACGGTTTTAACGGGAGATTCGAATGGAGTAGCGACTTGGGGATATGCGGTATTACCTCATTATATATTTACTCCAACAACCTTGCTTGATACGGTTTATACAGTTACTAATGCCGTTAATATAATCAACTCTACAGCCGCGACACTCGTTATAAGTCTGCCATCTACACCCAAAAACAATGATAGGGTAGAACTAAAATTTAACCAAGCCCATGCANCAATTACATATACCAATGGAACTATCAATGGAGGACTGGCAAGTTCTGTAATAGGCTCATTTACGGTTCTTACATATGATTCAGCAAACTCCGCATGGTATTAATAATTTTACCAAAACAAAACGATGAAGAAATTACTAGTCTTGTTTCTCATTTTATCGGCTACGGCGCAGGCGCAATTTATAGCTAACAGTACAGCATCGTCTACTCTCGTNGGGATTGGTATAGCATACCCNCAGGCAAATTTGGACGTTTATGGTACAGTCCATTCTTNGGGAGCACTCCAACTGAATAATTACAGAAATAAAGAGGGAGCACAAATAGGTTTTTTAAATGCCATTGATAGCACTCAATTTGCAGCATGTTTATACTATACGTGGGATACCTCCATACACATACTAGGCGGCTACTGTGCTAAGTTTATGGTAGCTCAGGATACTCAAGATTACAATGACCANACATGCGCTATAATGGCTGCGGGAGATCAATATGGGAATGAATGCTTAAACTCTTTATGTGGTGAGACAAAAAAAATGATTTTAAGTTTACCCGGCTTCCAACATTACTCCTACTCCTATCAAGACACATCATTTTGGTCTATTGGTAGCCAAAGAGTGGGGGTTGACACCGCGCCTGTATCAATCATAAGCTTAGACCTGCTTAATCAAAAATTTCGCATAACNGATGGAAGCCAGTCTGAAGGCTATGTCCTCACCTCAGATTCTAACGGTGTAGCTTCATGGAGGGCACCCACACCAAGCGGCGCAACAGGCTCAGAACCTATTTCCCCNATACTCGGTCAATTCTACATGGATACCACGCTNACTAAGATGAAGTTTTGGAACGGTACAGTTTGGGCTGTAATCACTTCAACACCTTAACAATGGCAGAGACAACAGCAGTAACCAATACGAAAGACGCATCTACCACACGCAGCATCCTCGCATATATCTGCGTAGTAGCGGGTATGGCTTACCTATTTGCTATCACATTCATGCCGATCAGCAAGGACAACATTCAGTTTGCCCAAGCAGGTTTAGGATTTGTCATGGGTACAATTGTAGCGGGTGTAGTCGGCTACTATTTCGGATCAAGCCAGTCTAGCGCGGACAAGAACGAACTGCTAAAAAAGCCATCTGTGGATGCTTCGACAAATACTACTACGACTACTGAGATCACTACCGATCCGAAATAATTAGTATCTTTATTTTGGTAACAGCATAAAATCCCCTCATATGCCACTATCTATCCAAGAGAAGACAACAGACCCCGCTACCACTGTGTACGCCGCGTCTAATACCTCAGACACGAATACTTACCTTGATGATCCGGGTACGGGNTCAACCTCCTACACTATCAAATACGGTGAATCTGTGGATGTCGATATATACTATGTGACTAATGGAGCAGGCAAAAGGACGGTAGTCGGAACTCNCCCTCATGGATCNGGCCATTAGACACTCTCAAATTATTGGGTGGATATTCATATTCGCTGCGTACTTGGTAAATACAAGCGGAGGACCTATTGGTGACGATGTTACAACCGCCAGATATTTTCTGCTACTCGCGCTCGGCTTTGTATTTCTTTCAGCATCACAACTGAAAAGACAACCTAAATGGCTATTCAGATCAATATTTGAGTGCTGTATATGGAATGTTTGTGACGAGCTAATGCACAGGGCTTGCATCCTTGATTGGTGGGAGATTATAGGGGCTGTTATCACCTTCGGCGGGAACTTCATTTTCCAGTATAAGGACTCAATCAAAAGGTATATTATATACTCTAAGTCGTTTCGGAAGGACTAAGGTACGATAATATATGCGCGATTACATCTATCGTCCACCCGTCCCCCAAAAGACAAGCAGCATTTTTTCTTGATAATGATTTTGTATATCCTTCTGGCACCGTCTGTAGGCGTTCTAATTCTACCTGAGTCAAATACCGAATATTGCCCTTTTCAGCAAATACAATTAGCCTATCAGAAAAAGAAGTTAAACAAGGTGCTTTGCCCATATCTGCGAATACTCTATTTTGCATGTAAGGCTGAACTCCGTTTGACTCCTTGCTTGGATTTAACTGATTAACCTTGCTCTTATCAGAAAATTCATATGCAACTTTCATTTGGTTGTATATGCTTTCATCCTTAAAAACCACGGTAGTAAATCCCGTAGAATGATACCTGTGAAACATCTTTAATTGGTTGCGAAGTGGGCGGCTATCTGATTCTAAAAGTGCGCGGCTCTTTTCTCTATCAGTGAAGCCATCCTCCAAAATATCTTTTAGGCATATTTTTTTATCTACAGGTTGAGGTATTGCGCTTTTTATTCCACCAAATAAATCAATGTGTTGTGGGCCTATATTTGTCCAATAAAGCCTATCTCTCAATTGAGCAGAAACTAGGCAACTATTTATTCTTACTGGCTCTACTCCCATATACCGTGAAATGATATAGTAGTCTTCATCATTCATAATTACATTTTCAAGAAGGAATTTTATGTTTGGGTTCACCTCCCGTAATTCTTTTAGTATCCTCAAGTAATGAAAGAACAACCCACTTTTTACCCCATCTAACCCATTCCTTGTTGCGTTACCCCTGCTAAAGTCTTGGCAAGGTGAACCACCTATTAATAGGTCAATGCGAGGCAACTGGTGTGCTGTTATCTTTGTAACATCTCCCACCTGAATCGTATGTGGGTAATTCTCCATTGTGGTGCTTATTGCGTGGGGTTTAATTTCCGATGCAAAATAATTATCGTATTTTATCCCACACCGATTTAAAGCGATTTGCCCACAGCTCATTCCATCAAAAAGCGATAGTACATTCATATTAAAAGAAATCCCCGTTCCTACTAAGTGCTATCAGACACCTTTCGAGAACGAGGAATTTTAAGTTGAAATATTTTTGGATGCTGATAGACATCGGAACAAATATAGTTATTTTATCAGAAATTATGCCTAAATTTGTCAAAACATAGAGCCGATGGAATTGGTGTGGTTTATTAAACTTGGATTGACTTTTTTAGGAAGTTTAATAATAGGATTAGTAGCAATTTTTTTACCTGACTGGTCTAAGGACGAAATAAGCAGATATATACATGAGCATCTATACTATTTCACCTGCGGTTCGACCGTAACGGGAACAGTAATAGCATCAGGCACAGTCAATCCCGCGTTTGCCGGGTGGTGGGATTTGATAGTACGGTTTGTGATATTGAGCAGTCAGGTAATGATAACTGTGACGATCACATTCTTTCTTACTAAATTGCTAAAGAAACTTTTCCCTGATCCGATTATTATTGACAAATCAGTACCTAAAAAATAAACATGCTCACACCCGAACAAATAGAATCCATAGCACTATACGCAAGCAAGTCAAAGGTAGAACTATATACACCGATGATTAACGCTACGATGGAGAGATACGAGATCAATACACCGCTTAGACAGGCACATTTTCTCGCACAGATAATCCACGAGTCGGGATCATTCAACTACACCACAGAATTAGCGTCAGGCGAGGCATATGAGGGCAGAAAAGACCTTGGCAACACTCAGGCAGGGGACGGCGTTAAATTCAAGGGCAGGGGCTTTATTCAGCTTACAGGAAGGGCTAACTATGCGGCATACGGCAATGCAATAAATGAGGATTTGATTATTAACCCTGAGTATGTAGCAACTCAATTCCCCGCTGATGTTTCGGGGTGGTTTTGGCATACACATTCGCTGAATGCCTTGGCTGATGCTGATAACGTTTTAGCGGTGACCAAAGTCATTAACGGCGGCACAAATGGACTGACCGAAAGAACTTACTATCTGAACAGAGCTAAGAATGTTTTAATAAATCAAACAGCATAAAAAAGAACATCGGGATGAATCATTTTGAAGAATGGGAAGAATATAAGAAATGGAAGGCACTGACGAAGTAAAGAAGCCTCGTAAGATGCGCCCACAGCTATATGCGGTCTACTATGATAGTCTGCATAAGATAGCTAAAGAGATGGGCTACAATCTCCTGATACACGGCTCAATGAATCGNGATATGGACTTAGTGGCTGTGCCATGGGTNAATGAGCCAAAGTCACATTTGGAGCTTTTAAATGCTTTGTCTGATTTCCTAGGTACTGTGAAGTNTGCGGAGAATCCTGAAAACTTNGGTCAATTCTATATGCACTCCAAACTACCCGGAGGTAGAGATTCATATGTAATCAATTTGAATAGAGGTAGGCATCACAATGGGTATTTCATGGAGGATGAAGACGCGCAATATTACATTGACATATCAATAACTCCACTAGCATGACCCCGATCCCCTACCCAACATCAATGAGCACACCGCTACTGCAAGTCTGCGGGATACTTCTGTTCGCTGTGGCAATTGCAGGTAGCTATGTTTTTGCCTGCTACATCATTGAGTCTGTGAGCAAGCATGATTTGACTGATAAAAATAAGACAGATGAAGCGTAAAACTGCTTTGTGGTTTCTATTGGCGGTAACGGTAGTATTCCTATTCGCAACGATAGTGTTGCCGATTATATCAATGATAAAAATTTAAATGGCAGACGCAATCCCTACCGATCCAATCAGCGCAGACATATCGGCGGTAACTGCTGCGTGGGATGCTACCTTGGCGTTCATTTCCGGTGTAATGCCACCTACTCAATCAAGAATAGACAGACTAAAGATTACCCACCTCGCACTATATCAGCGCGTCCGTCTGAGGATGGAAAATAAACTGTACAATGCCATATGCAAAGAAACTAAGCCGCCAGTAACGTCAGGGTACATTGTGAGCTACGTTCTTTATGCAGACAATGATTTAGTCGGTTCGGAACAGGACGCGCTCATAAGGGTTCTTTTCGCTCGTTTTGGCCTTGATGAGAGCTGGCCTCCACTTTCGGTAATCACACCGAAATAACTTATCTTTGAAATTCTTAATTAACAATAAAATCAAAACAGTATGAATCAATTCGTTTCAAACATCGTATCAGCGGGAACAGGCGCAATCACAGAAGGTCTTGCCCTTGATCCTAACATCAAGCAGGAGGACTTTAACGCGGCAATCGACCTCGGCATCGCTCAACTCCAAGCCGCAAAGGATCAATTCGGCTCAACATCAACAGACAGCGAGGTAGTGAAGATCGAAAAGCTCGTAGGATACGGCCTGACAGGCGCGCAGAACGCATGTGATGCGGCTGGTCTGACTAAGTACGACAACATCTTCGCTGTGGCTGAAAAGATAGATTTGGAGCTTGAAACGGGATCATTCAACTTCATCACAGCCATAAAGAACTGGATCGAAGCTAAGAAGGCTGCAAAAGAAGCGACTGCGGCTTAATCAACTTTTATGTGTGAGGCTCTGTCGGGAATGGCAGAGCTTTTTTATTTCTTTAAGTCTCGTATCCAATCCTCAAATGAATCAATTCCCCTAGTGGTGTACATGGCTATTGCACAGTTTCCAAACTGCTCAACAAGCCCATCTTCATCTATTTTACTGTCAGGCACATGTTCTAAATACTCTTTTTTGAATCTAGCAAACGTGTAGCCTGAATCATGCAGATTTTTACGCATCTTATTCATCAGCGCATGAGCCTCATCTTGCTCATCTTCGTCAAACCAGTCTTCTACGAATCCCATTGTTTATGATTTTATTTGAGCTCTATTATTTCAAAAATCTGTTCATCTAATATCCCCGTTCCGTCAGGGTGGGGGTCATGCACCATTTTGCCATTTAAATAAATAACCACATGATTAACGCTTGGGAACCGTGGCGATGCGCCACCAACTAATATATATTTGTCAGCCACATTGTCGCCATCATTTAATGTTCTCCATATATACCCGCGTTCACCTAGCCAAGAATTAAGTATGGTATCCCAATTTTCATCATCGTAATATTCTTGTATTTGAATTACATCCTCTACCTCCATTTCTAGTATGGACGCAATACATGCAGGGAAACAATTCCCCCTAGCAGATACAGGACTCATCCCGCTATGTAGGCGTGTTTGTTTTTGTGGTTTCATTTGATTTATTTGCCCCTGCCGGGGAAACGATCCCCAGCGAGTACCATACAGGGTTATTTCCAAGTAAGAGCCTTTACTGCCCACATCTGTGCGCCCTGAAGCTCGGTAATTGCAACAGATGCCAGTCTTTTTACCTCTGGGTCTGTGCTGCTGTTTCGCAGATCATTCATTTGGTCGATAGCATCCGCGAGGGTCTGCTTTGCCTTGTGAATAGCATCTTCGCCACTTGGGTTGAAATTGATGCCTACCGCCTTTTGACCGAAAGTTGGATCTTTGTCGCTTGGTGCTAATTTTGCCTCATCCATTTTTATAGTCGGTTTAACTCAGAGCCGATGTGATTAAAAGTTTATTGAAGTAGTAATATCAGATCGTAAACAATCACCAACGTAGCCCCGACATGCCACAGCAAGAACAGCAGCCAAATGTACCAGTCGCCAAGGTCGATGTCGTGGTAGCCGATGTAGATTAGGCCGATTAGGGGGAGCATCATTTTGATTTATATTTTGGATTCTTGTGAAAATAATGCTGATCGTCTGCCCAACTATCTACGGAATTAAATTCATTTGCATTATAAACACCATAGTTATTGCCATGTGGCATATCACTAGGAGTATCGTTATATGCTGATATTTTGGCTTTGTCATACGCGCCTATTGTCCCATAGTTATTATAGAACTCAATGTTTAGGCTCTCGCATAGTTTGTATGCTTTTACCAATTTATTGAATGCCTTTTGTTGTTTGGGATTCAAATCTAAAAGGTCTTGCAATTCGTCTTTTCCTTCCGTATTATTCATATAAATGGGTTAATTATTGATTCAGGAATAGCCTCCAACGCCACCATAGCGATCTCATACAGTTCATCGCGTAGCTTGTCTGTGGGGTGGAGCTTGTACTCGGAATAAAGGGTTTTGAATTGGTCGGTCATATAGCATTCAGTTTTATCCTGCATAATCTGTTATAGGCCAAAGATAGCTTGCCCGATGGAGTTTTGTTATAATTAGAAATGCCCTTGGCGCGGTAATGGCGCAGTATCACTTTTATATCTCTTGATTTTTTGGTCATGGCTTGTAATTTTCGATGCTCTTAATGTTCCCAAGGTGAATGATGATGTCGCCCTTAGCAATGGCTACGCACAAGGTATTTGAGTATGATTTTGAAAAATCTGATTCGCTCACCTCATGGCGCAAATATACGCATGTGAATCTCGGTCTGCTAGCTCCGTACCCGTTGGTAAATTCAATCATGTCGCCATAGTTTATGCCTTTAAGCCTAGATTTAATCCACTCAGATGGGGTTCTATACTCTTGGCATTTCTCGCCTGTCACCATTACCTCAAATGCTTTCTTGTGCAGTGTTAACTTTAGTACTTTCATGGCTTCTTATTTTTGTCGTAGTGAATCGGGTTTGAGCAGTTACCTTTGTGAGTAAGTGTTACACCTTGCGGTGTATGCAATTCTAAATATTCACAACTATCAATTGTTAACAATAATATGTTGTTTGCAATTGCCTTGGTTTCTATGCTTTTGTCATAATTGTTTTGCAATTGTTCACCGCACCCCGCGATCATTACCGCAGCGATGGCGATTTGGAGGAGTTTTTTCATGGCTTGATTTTTACTGAGTGATTGAATAATGCTCTAGGATGAACTGGCAGATGGCGAGGCAGTTGGGTACTTCCATCCAAGGCCAGTCTATCATGCCGTTGTAATAAATAAATAATGACATATTCTCATTCATTTCTATCTCTGTATATTCATCATTGGCATCTGCGGCATAAAATTCACAATCCATCAGCCTGCATATCTCCTTACAGTGCTCCTCGTTCTCCGCTAGTTCTCGCAGAGGCGGCTTGGGTGTAGGTAGATACTTATCCGTAAATGCGCTGAATAGTATATCCGCAGCCTCATCTCCAAATTGTTTTCCAAGTGAATTTCGTAAATCGACTAGATGTGCTTTCATATCGAAAAGGACAATTTCTTTCTCTTTCATTGATTTTTATTTTTGAGGGTTAATAGTTGCTGCGGGGAGAGGTGACAATTCCTGCCAATGGGTTACGTTATAAACAGGATAATAATACCCAAGATCATCATGTTCATGCTGCTCATAATACCACCCNTCNTGTAGATACAGTGCGCCGACCTCAAGATCATTGAAAACATAACTTGGCAAATCATCATCCTGATCTTCAAATTCTATTGCNACAGACTTATGNGGGCACCAAAAGCCTTTAAAATCTTTTTTACCATCAGTAAANCGAACATTTTTTCCTGCTTTTGGCATTTTAACTACTATCTCTACCCATTCCTTCTCGCTGCTCTGCTCTCCCTTGTCCTTTAACCTATTGTGCAGGTAATCGGTCATTTCACGGAGCATTTCTCCGGTCATTTCAATTCCTAATGAGAAACACATATCATGGACATCTGCAAAGCTTATTTCCTTTTCGCCTCCGTTGTCCTTTGAGCCTGCGAGGTAGGAGCCTTTTGCTAAAGCATGTATGTACCCACTATGAGATTGACCCATTGGATGTTTTTCCGTGGCAGCTTTCGCATACGCCTCCGCTCTTTCCTGCAAGGTCTTATCTGAGGCAGCGGATAGGTCTGTAGCTACTGACGGATGATCTGTGCGGTATATGTCAAATAGCTGCGCGTCTGTGTATGAAGTCTCAGGCTGATCTATATTATTCAACCTGTACTCGTTTTCTTCTTTCCATTTTAGGAATGATAGAACTACTTCTTTTTCGTATTTCATTGTTTGGTGTTGTTGGTTAGGAAGTCGAGTTGAGTGGTTATCCTTTTCTTGGGTTTGTATAATTAAGGCCAGACACGCGATTATCTATATCGCTTTGGGTCGGTTGATATGGTATTATTCGCATTATTTCAAGCCTGTGTGCCACCTTATCCCAATCTACAAATGGTTGTTCGCTTATTTCGGGGTCGTACTTCCGGGGGCAGCCGAGCGCGGCATCATCAATATAAAGTTGCGCATAGCACTTAGGCGATGTAGTCCAATTGTGTTGGGTCGGATTTTTCTGAATGCCATGCAACGGAATGTCATTATCTGCGAACCATTGTACCGCATCGCTTAGGAATGCGCCTGTGACATCTGCTATCAGTTCGTGACCAGTTTCGCCCGACTCGGCTCTGTCTGACCTCATGGTGAAAAGTATGAGATTGTGACCGGCAGCCACAAGCCTTTTTAATACCGGCACTGCGCCAATATCCTTACCTATTTTGGGAAATTCGTGTGTAGTACACGTTCCGTCAAAGTCAATTGCTATTTCCATCTTGTTTTTATTTTAAATTATCAATCTGATTCCTAAGGTAGTCGAGTGCTGCTGTGAGGCCAGCGGAGTAGGCGGCGATGCGGGATTTAGGAAGATCACTCCAATCTACCTCTGCTACCGTACCCTCATCGCTATACACGTGCCAATACCACGACTTTTTGCCTACGGTTATTCTCGGCTCAATCCATATGCCCTTACTATCCATCCATTCTACGGCCTCATAGATACTCGGAGCAGAAACGGTGTCAACCCTGTCCCTATTCTGAATTTCATTGTCGGTGTTATCAATGGGTAATCCGGCGCCTATCTGATGATAGTTCAATGTTGCTTTATTGTAGCCGCATTCTTTCAGCTTTATAGCCTGATCTTTCGTCGTGTATGTCATGGTTTGGTTATTTTTGATTTGCAGTCAGGACAATAGGTGTGATCTCCTATAAGCCCCCACCCTAAACTCTTAAAATACTTGACTGGCTTTTTTGTTTCACAATCCTCATCTCTATGACCACATTTGCGACATAGCAAGGAATATGTTATGATTATTTTCTGACCGAGTGTTGCCATACTTCTTACTTTTTAACTACTACAAATTTTACCCCGTCAATAATTTCACACTTGAGTTTACCAGTTGAAATCAATGTATAAACCCACGTAGTGCTTATCTTATTTGCATCAGCATAATTCTTTACTGTTTGTAGTTTTTGTTTCATGTTTCAAAGTTATAAGTTATTTCGATACCACCAAATTTTATTTCTCAATGTCCTCAAATAAAACCTTGAGCGCACTACTGTAGTCCTTGGATGTTGCGCCGTACTTAATAATAGCGGCATCTGATAGCTTCCTTGCTAAGTCAGTTGTTAGTGCATCCATTTCGTTTAGGAATGTGTTTACTGAGCAATCCCCATCTGCGTTAAGCTGAGTTGTTACCTTGCCCGTGTCGTCTTTTTCTACTGTAATTATGATTTTCATGTTTTATGTTTTTTTATTTCTCAATAATAATAACCGCCTTAGAAGGGGTAAGGATTACCGTTTTCATCAAGTTCTGGTGCGGGTGGTTCATCCTCTTTGTCTTTTGATATTCTACTATCCCTGATGTCTCTTTTTAAAAGGCTAGTTGTAGATGCGTTAAATTTTTCTTCATCCGCTTGATTTAAGTATCGCATCTCATTCATTGGCTTATCACCCTCCTCAGCGTATCTTCCACTTGGTATATCATAGGTGAACGTTTGCATACCTGTTTTACCAACCCATTTAAACTTTACCTTCTGCACATGTACATCAACGGTATTGGTATCAAAATTTCTATACACACAGATACCATTAAAAGCCTTATTATAGAAATGAGCCGAATCTGATATATCGTATAGGGTTGGAATATTGTGTTTTTTAGTCACAACATCTTTGGGAATCTTAGTCGGGTGCGCCACAAGGAATATATGCACATTATACTTGGCACAAAACATCGTCATTTTTGTAAGAGCCTCACTGATGTAATCATTTTTGTCCTGTCCATTGTCTCGCTTATGACTCAAATAATTCCAAGGATCAAGTATGAGTGCATTTATACCATACCTCTTAACCAACTCAGCACCTTTCGTAAGGACTCCATCTATCGACAAATCATTGTCATTGATCGAAAGAAAGTAGAAGTTATCATTTAAAAACTCCAGTGTTCTTTTCCTGACATCAATAGGAGTGTCTTTTATGTTTAGTCCAGTAGTCTTTTCCATGAGTCGGATAACATGTATTTCGGGCGGTTGTGTCTCAGGTGAAAAAACTCCAAATCTCCATTTGTGTCTCGTGGCTAATTTTATCGCTATCTGATCGAGAAAGTCAGATTTACCATGAGACGGTATGCCCGTTATGATTGTAAGTTCTCCGCCCTTCCACTTGATTAGGTCATTGAATCCAATATAATCTATCGACAATACCTCGGGATACCCATACAGGGCAATATTTTCAACCTTATCAGCAAGAGACTGAACAGTAACGATCCCCTCCAAATCACACTGCCTTGCATTAGATATACAAGCAAATAAGGTATCCTTACCATGCTTCAAAAGTACATCATTACTATCTTTACAGTCTTTCGGATATTGCACTATATAGCACCTGTCTGCGCCAAGCCTACGGACAAGCTCCACCTGCAATGATAATCCCGCCTCGTCCGAATCTGTGGCAATCGTGATCTTATCTATATTTTCAAAGGCATCAATGCAATTATCAAGGTATATTAGCTTCTGATTGCCCTTAGATGCCCCATTTGGCACAGAAATGACGTTTGCAAGCCCTATCTCCATAAGGCTAAGGCAATCTATCTCCCCCTCTGTTATTATGGCCTCAGAATGCCCCGTAATTGAATCTATGTTATAGAAAATCAACTCTGCGCCCCCTGACAATGAAAACTGCTTGTCTTTATTCCGAAACTTGATATTTATAAGCTCTCCCTCTCGGTAGTAATTGAAACACATACAAGGCGTTTCTTTCCCTGCTTGGGGTATAAACTCTAATGCTTCGGTAACTTTTGCTTTTAAAAGTGTCTCATTAGAGATGCCACGAGCCTCAAACCACTTTGCAATGTTTGCTCCCACAGCCTTGGGGCGTGGTTCAGGTTTTTTGTAAACTTTCTTTTCTCTCACTTCATACACTTTAGCGGTTCCACTAAATCCACAGTGGTGGCAATTAAAAACACCATCTTCCTTATTCACCGATAGGCAAAGGTCTGTTTTATTCTTTCGCTCGGGACTGCATTTTGGACAGAGTGTTTTACCTTGTTTAACAATCTTCCTTACGTCAATTCCATATTTGCCCCAATCCATCATTTCTGCACTCTCCTATAATACGGAGTTGTTCCTTGGTCTTTTAGGATTCTATCTGATTCTTCTACTCTTGATTTAAGTTCTTGGTATGGAGTTGGATGCTCAAATGTGGATACCCATATCATTTCATCTTTTGATGTGCTCCTTTGGATAATCCAATTTTGTGGAACATGAATCCCTTTCCATGTTTTTGATATAGCAACATCAATAAGAGCTATAGCATTTTGCTCTATCCCCTCTGATAGCTTAAATAAATCATTAATGCCTTGTATTTCAGAAATTGTACCCTTGTACTTAAAACCGTGTTGTTGTCTTTTATATTCCTTCCACCGCTCCCAAGCAACCTTAAATTCATCCGATGAAAATGGATATACTAATTCTATTTCCTTTTCTTTACTATCCTTTCCTTTCCTTTCCTTTGTTGGATTTCGTTGAACAGTCGTTAACGGTTGCTCAACGGTCGTTGAACGGTCGTTGGCTCTTTTTTGGGCTGATGCCTTCCCCGCTAGCGATCTTTGTTCTCTTGACAAATTTCGCAACTCTATGTTTCTGAATACTCTATCACTCCAAAAATGAGTTTCGTCATTTTGGAACAACTCACATTCATCGGATATGGCATAATCTATTACCTCAGATACAAAGTCAGAAGTAGTTAGCATCTGCTGAGCTATCGTAGTGTAGATATACTTCTTTTTTTCAATTTTGTGGCCTTCTCCTGAGTGGAGCATTTCTATAAGCCGCCAAAAAATACCATATCCAGCTCCACCGTACTTTGCTAAAAGTGCGCCTATTTTTGGATCGGAAGTCGGTTCGTAATCGTGGGGAAAATAAAAAGTATCTTTCATTTAGGTTCTTTCGGGGTTTCAATATTCACATAATCATCACCGCAGACAGACCTACTTAATAAGTCACTATATTCTTTGCGGTGCTCTTTGCCTAATGAGCTTATAAATGACAGGTCTAAGCCCATATCCAAAAGAGACATGCCACTATTGTGCGCGTTTATTATGTATGATAGAAATATCATCATTTCGGGGGTATCTGCATTGCACCTCCTAAATACAGATAGGATATATTGCCCCATACCCTTTAATTGAGCCTCCTCTGCCCAATGACATTCATGGCACAGCGTCAAAAGACAATCGTTTGTATAATCCCAAGGCTCTCTACCTTGTATGTATTGGAGATGATGTACCTGTAATTCTTTTTGGTCGCTCCCGCAGTGCTTGCACTTAAATTCATCGCGCTGCATTATTTCTAATTTCTTCTTTTGCCACAAAGGATTACCTAGTTTCCGTTGGTATTCGTTTTTATTATTCATTCGGGGAATATTGAGTAATGCAAAGATAGTAGTCATTTATCAATATCCAAACAATTTCGAAAATAAATAAAAAAAGTTTACTAAATATTTGGTAGTATCAAAAAGCTATCTAACTTTGCATCATCTAATAAAACAACCATGACAAGAATAGAGGTAAAAGAACAACAAAAAGCACTAGAAAAACTGGTGGATGAATTTGGTAAGTATGGGCACGATAAAGCTGCTGGCGGTGCATCTACCTATATCATTAAAAAGATGCTTACGGACGCAGCTCCTGACGAATTGACCTTTATTAAGGTGCTTGGGTACTTCCAAGGCTTAAAGGCTGCGAAAGACGTAGCTATTGAGAAAGCCAAATCAGAATTAGTTCAACCAGTAAAACAATAATCATGTACAAATACACAGACACACAATTTATCGGCCCCACTCGACAGTCTATCCGACATCTCAGAGCTAACAGAAGTATTAAGCGAACCCATTTTTGAAATTAAACCATAAACACCATAGCGCAGGGTGACGATACGCTACAATTCATATTCACCGTAATGAACAACTAGGCGAAGGTTAATTAAACACATAAACAAACAAAACAATGGCAACCGAATTAGCAACAATCAAGATACCAAGCCTAACAGATTTGGTCAATGAGTCCGAGGAGCAGTACAAAGACAACGCCCTCATGGTAATCCTCAATCAAGACCCGCCTAAGCAATGGCTTGAACAGCATCCCACGGTGAAGGTGAAGAACGCACAAGGGCAATCAGTCCCGCTAATGTTTCTGCCTATTTCACGCGTAGAGTACCTTTTAAGCCGCATATTCACTAAATGGTGGGTAGAGGTCAAGGAGGTAAAGCTAATCGCTAATAGCGTGGTTACCGTGGTCAGGCTGTACGTTAAGAACCCGACCAATGGAGAAGTAGAATGGACTGAGGGTGTCGGCGCGTCCCCTTTGCAGATCAAGTCTAAGGACAATGGCGGTCAGGGGGCGATAGACTTTCAAAACATGCAGTCAGCAGCGGTACAGATGGCAGCACCGTCTTCTAAGTCATACGCTATCAAGGACGCGGCAGAATGTTTTGGCAAGCTGTTTGGTAAAGACCTCGGTAGGAAGGATATTATCGACTATGGCTCACTACTCAAGGAAGAGCCTGCGACACTGGAAGAGCTAAAGGACTTAGCGGTGCAATGTATGGAGGCGGGTATTCAGTTGTCCCCGCAGGAGTTGGCAAACTATGACCGGATAACTAAGAATCAGGAGCACAAATCCTACAATACGCTCCGCAAATTGCTCACATCTAAACTAGAACAAAAACCATAAAAAAATGACAGAAGAAACACAAACACAAAGTAGCGAACTGGTAGTCGTTATTAACCAAAGTGGGCTAGAGAAAGAAACAGCCACTACATTGCTTGAAAAGTTTGCCCCGCTCTTTGAGAAGGCAGAGGAATGGAAGCGAAAAGCAGAGAGCCTAGTTATTACCGATGTTTCTCAAAAGAGGGAAATGCAGGAAGCGAGGATAGCGAGATTGGCACTAAAGGAAATCAGGGTTGATGCCGATAAAACCCGCAAAGCACTTAAAGAAGATAGCCTTCGCTATGGTAAGGCGGTGCAAGGTGTGTACAATGTAATAGAATATCTCATAGCGCCAATAGAGAAGCACCTGCAAGAACAAGAGGATTTTGCTGAAATTCAAGAAGCAAAAGTAAAAGCCGCGCTCAAAGAAGAACGCCTCTCTGCTCTATCTCCGTATGGAGTGGTAGACAATCCTTTCGTAGACTTAGCAAATATGCCTCAAGAGAATTTTGATGCTTATTTAGCGGGTGTAAAAAAATCACACGAGGACAAAATTGCCGCCGAACAAAAAGCGGAACAAGACCGTCTTGATGCTATCCGTAAGGAAGAAGAAGCTAGAGAAGCGCAAAGGCTAGAAAATGAAAGGCTGAAAGCGGAGGCTGAACAACGTGAAAAGGAATTAAAGGCAGAAAGGGAACGCGCAGAGGCGGAGCGTAAAGAACAGGAAAAGATACTGGCAGTGGAACGCGCTAAGGCAGAAGCCGAAAGAAAGGAATCAGAGAAGAAAGCACAATTGGAGCGCGAGCAGTCCGAGGCTAAAGCTAAAGCAGAGCGCGAAGAGCAAGCCCGCATATTAGCAAAAGAAAGGGCAGAGCGCGAACGGGTAGAGAAAGAGCTAAAAGATAAGGCAGAAGCCGAAAGAAAAGCTAAAGAACAGGAGGACGCAAAGAAAGAACATGAGCTTAGCATGGGAGATGCAGATAAGTTTGAAAGTCTTATCGCTGATCTTGCTTCACTAAAAGAAAAGTATCAATTCAAATCTAAGAAGCACCAAGCCCTATATGCTTCCGCAAATGAGCTTTTGGACAAAACTATTGCTTACCTAAACAATAAGAAATAATGACACCCGAAGCACAAGAATCAAGATACGGCAACTTTACAAGCTCGGCAATCATAGCCCTGCTGTCAATGGGCAAGGTTGAGATGACTCCCGAAGAACTGGCAGCACGTCCGAAGTCAGGAACAGGGAGCGCAACAAAGCTCAAAGAAGGTGGACTGGGTGAAGCAGCAAAAACCTACATCAAGACCCGAAATTGGGAATACAAGGCAGGTCGCTCAATGTCTCAGGACTCATGGGCTAAAGAAACAGCTTGGGGGAAAATCTGTGAGCCGCGCGTAATGGAGCTATTGGGGACATCGTACATCCCGACAGGCACAGAAGTAGCCATACCGCACCCAGAGTATCCTTTTTGGAAGGGTAGCCCTGATGGACAGAAATTCAATCTCTCTACGCCTGAGACTGTGATAGACGTAAAATCTCCGTTTACGCTCAATTCGTATTTCACATTTTATGACTGTGAGACTATTGAGGATGTCAGAAAGAACCACGATGATGGAGATAAATATTACTGGCAAATCGTCTCCAATGCTTGCATCCTCGGGCTAGGCAAGGCAGAATTAATCGTATATTGCCCCTATGAGGATGAACTGGAAGAAATAAGAAAGTCCACATGTGACGACATCGCCACAGAGAAATGGCTTGAGCGCGTTAACCCGCGATCACTACCATATCTCATACGCGGCAAAGCATACAGCAACCTCAAAATATTCTCTTTCGATGTACCGCAGGTAGATAAAGACAGGCTAACCGAAAGAGTAGTAGAAGCATCAAAATTATTAATCAGATAAAAAACAAAAATGGCAGACAACAAATATCCTCAAGGTTTGAAAGGATTTCAAAAGAGACAGGGAAGCCCTGATTTCGTAGTGTGTAGCATAATAATAGAGCCACGCGCCCTATTTGATTGGATCAAAACCGACGAAGGTAAGGCAGCACTCAAAGACTACAACGGCACTAAGCAACTAAAGCTAAGTGTAAATAAAAGCAAGACAGGCAACTTTCTGAACTTCGCTGTTGATAATTACGAAGGCAAGACCGATGCGCCGAAAGCAGAGGCAAAAAAGCAGAGCAGCTACGATGATAGTCAAGACCTACCGTTCTGATAATCAACCCATTGCGATTACTGCCCACAGGCGGTTAAGCATGGATGGTGTGTAGCTCAGATGGTTAGAGCACGATAAGCCCTTTAAATGTAGGGGACTGTCGGGGTCGGTGGTTCAATTCCACCCACATCAACTGATAGATAGCATTGCGGTAATGCGCGAAATAAATTCTGTTATGGCTGTATCCCCTATCTCTTTGATAATATCGGCCATAATTTCGTCACGCCCTCCGATCATTTCATTCAGTATTTCTTCTTTCAGTTTCTCGATGTTCATTGTCTTTGGTTAAATTGTTTAATAATCGTTTCTAAGGTCGGCGCATCGCATAGGTAGTACAGTCCATTCAGGTAAAACCATTTCAATGTAGGCATCTCGTTGTACCTCGCGCAGAAATAGCGGTGCGAACTGGTGCAGAGGTGGATCGTCATAGGTGGTGAACCGTATTATAATCTCGAATAAAATCAGGTGGGAATTTTGAAACCCATTTGCAGTTAGGGCAGATAAATTGACCATCAATTTCCCTTCTTTCTGTTCGCGGATTATAGCAAGCGTCTTTTTTATCGTTACCGCAATATGGGCGATAGTTTTTGTCTGCTAACAGATTCTTTCTAACTATGCTGTGTTGGCTCATTTTATGTTTATTTTAGTTTGATAAAAATCTCTCATTGTCAGAATCGGACTGCTGTGCTTTAGCACTACTCGCTGTTTATCCGCTAAATGCTTGTCGATCTCGGCTATCTTCTGACGGATTAGCTCGGACGCTTGTAGGCGCGTTGCTGTGGTCATATCTTGAGCTTTTTGAAGTATTCGCTTACCGCATCTATTGTCCAAATATGGTTTTTTCTACCTGCATCATTTGTTATACACCCATAAATTTCAGAGTTGTATATTTTCCCGCTTGTGTACCTCCTGCCATCACCCCAACTCATTATAACGTCCTCAACGCACATGAACCTATCTCCCGGCTTTATCTCCTTGATGGTGTCGTAGTATTCGGGCGCGGCTTCGTCTTTGATGATGGGGCACCAACCTTCACCATCCTTGTATAGGTATGGATTTGAACAAACCTCACCGCTATTATCCCATAATCCACTTTTTGACCAAACGCAACGTATTGTGTCTATCATCGTAATATCAAAAGTAATTTCACCTCCATCCTTACAGGGCTTCACCTCTCTTATGCTGTTTTTATCTCTATGCACAAGTATTGACTTAAACTTGACCCCTAAGCCATAATCACTATAAGCCTTTTTAAGCAGTTCTTCATCGCTCCATGTTGAATAGTCTATCGGCGCGTCTGTTTTGCTCTCTGTGGGCTTGTTTTCGCGTTCTGTGGCTATGTTTAGTACTTCGTGGTGCAGGTCGTGGAGTTCTTTAAACTCTTTCCTCAGTTTGTTGTACTTATTCAAGATACTTTGATACCCTTTAGCCTGAATCTTGTTCGCATCCTCAGCGGATTTTAACTCATCTTGCAGCCTGCTAATCTCAAATCCTAGCTGGATACGCTCTTTGCGCTCGTTGGCTATCTCTCGGTTAAGGTAGTTTATTTCGACTATCTGAGAGTTTATCTTTGCCATTAGTTCGGTACTTGCTGCAATGGCTGACTTATCAAAGTCGTCGGTTAGTTGCCCGTATTCCTCTAAGCTCTCATTTCTCAGGTATAGCCGCCACATACCGAATAGTAGTAGCATACATACTGCCGTCATGCCGTAGAATAGACCATAAGGGCTTGGATCGAAGTTTAAGTTTTGAATGTTCATGATTATTGTTTTTGGTTTGTTAATTCTTAGCTAGTTTACAGCCTCACGGCTGCTATCACTATTGGAGGGCTTTAGACCTGTCTGAATTACCATGAAGAAGTATAGTAGTAGTCGCCGTCCTCAGATAGGCACGTTTCAACTATTTTTATTGTTTCCTCAATATTCTTAAAATAATACTCGTCATAGTCTGTGCCACCAAAGAAGAACCCCTCCTTTGTGGGTAGTACGGTTGCAGCCTCTGCTTTGTTTTTTAGTGCTTGCTTGCAGTCCTCAAGGAGCTTTTTAAGGGCAGAATCAGATACGTAGTAATCTTTGCAATCATCCTCTCCATCCTGTACGTTTTCTACAAACCAATTATGAATGTGGTTTGCCTTGCGCCAGTACCCAATACTTTCTATTATCTCACTAACGCGCTTTAGGTTGATCTTAATTTCTTCGCCGTTTTTAGTCAGGGCAATTGTGCCCTCTATTTTCCTATGCTCATAGTTTGCTCCTATGTAGGTTTTCTTGCTTAAATACATGTCTAGTCCCATTTTTGTTTTGTTTATGTGGTTAAAAATTAGTTTTTGTTATGTTCGTCCTCATGGGCTTGTATCATTTCGTATGGATCACTATAGCATAAATCAAATGACGGTTCAAATCCTTCGGGCGTTTCTTCGCCGTCCTGCGCCCTTAGCGTTAGGAATCCAGCGCACTCTTTTGTCGTTTCGTGCATAACCGCTTCGCCTTCATCATCGTGGGAGTAGGTGTTATGGCAAGAGAAGGAACTATATGGATTAGCTGCCATGTATGCGATTCTTTCAGCTACTTCGGGATGTAAAAAAGGCGTAACATCGGTTCTGAAAGGGCAAGTTTTGCAAGGCTTTTTCATGTAATCTGCCATGACTTAGTTTTTGATCTGATTAATTAAATATCCTAAGTTCGTCCCGCTGTGCTTCATTATCTCCTCAGTACCGCCAAAGACTACAATCAAGGATTTTAACGTGTGGCCTAGTCCATCAAAAGATAGATCAGTTAGCCAGTCGGCGTTTATTTCTTGATCGGGTGAATCTTCTGCGTATTGCCTCAGATAGTTTAAAGCCTTTTCTCTTTTGCTTGGTTGCTTCCTTTCTATGTATAATGGATCACCCTCATGAACTGGGTAGCCTAGTTCGCCCCCTTCGCTGTTCATTTTGTGTATCTCTCGTGGTGTAAATTTCATATTAGTTACTTATTTTCGGGTGAAAAAATATTAAACCAAGCCTTAGCAGTTTCAAAAGCCATTACACGCATTTGGCTCTTTTCTGATCCGTCATTCGGAAACTCATTATTGTTGTTCCAGAAATTAGTTTCCCATTCTGCTAGTGATCTGTTATGGCATCCCATTTTTACGCGCTTTTCTCCCTCCTCTGTTATGTATGGTATAACTGCATAAGTGTATAGCCCCGTAAATACTGCCGCCTTTTGTATTTTCTCGTTTCCTGTGAGGTCTGCGCCTCTGAGGTCTGCGCCTCTGAGGTATGCGCCTGTGAGGTATGCGCCTGTGAGGTATGCGCCTCTGAGGTCTGCGCCTCTGAGGTATGCGCCTGTGAGGTATGCGCCTCTGAGGTCTGCGCCTCTGAGGTATGCGCCTCTGAGGTCTGCGCCTCTGAGGTATGCGCCTGTGAGGTATGCGCCTCTGAGGTCTGCGCCTATGAGGTCTGCGCCTCTGAGGTCTGCGCCTGTGAGGTCTGTTTTAAGTCTTACCGCCTCTTTAACGGTCTGCAAAACCGTATTGTTTTCTGATTCATATTCAAAAAGGATTGAGCCAGTTAGGAAATGTTTGATTGCAATTTTGATCTTTGTCATATTTGTTTGTTTTAGTATGGTTTTGAATGTTCAAATATTCGGTGTAGTTCTGCGTAAAACCCGTATCTTAATTATTTTGGGCAAGATGAAGCGCAATTGATTGACCTGCTTGATAAGCTCTTTCATGTAAATTTTCAAGTAGTGCCATAGCAGATCCCAAAAGTCTTTGCTCATCAGAGGTCATCAGTGCTATGCTATCATTTAACTCATATAGCCCCTCTCTGAGTATTTCGGTTTGCTCATAAAATACCTGAGTATCCTTTAGCCCCTTTAGCGTAAATATCTTGTCTCTCTCTGTTTGCTTCTTATCCATTTTGCGCGGGTTTAGTCGGTGATTAGCAAATTACAGTTTTTGTTTCTCCACGGACAATGCGTTCCAATAACGCCCAAGATATTTCATACATTATTAAACCGCTCATGGCTGTAATGATAGGCATATGGAGTTTTGCGCCTGCTATACGCGCGGGGTACTTTTGCCCGTCTGCCTCAATTTGGATATTTAAAGCATTAGCGGTTTCTATCATATTCCTGCGTTTATCTATTAGATTGGACTCTATTTGTTTTGAAATTTCGCTCATTTCTTTCAGTTTTAAAGTTTAAAAATCGGCATCATTCACGCAATGCCAAGTGCGGAGTAATCACACTCTAAAACAAAAGTTAAGCGGTCATTTTTATTTGCGTCTTGAAAACGAGATTGAAGGCATACAGGGCATTAGCTGTTAACTGTCTTTGCCAAACTCCCTGCGATGGCGACCATTTAAACGCAATACCTTTTAGATCGGCTATTACTTGCGCGATTGGCTTTTGCTCGTGCCTTACCTGTATTCGGTCTATTTCAAAATTCAGTATTACTTCGTATCCTTCGAACTGGTGCGTAATATTGCCGCCTGCCTTCTCTGCTATGGTAGTTTTTTTCTCTGCTGCCTTGAGGTTTTCTTTTAGCCTCCGGATTGTTGCCCCGTTATTGGTTAATGACCCGTGACAAGTGCAATGAATCAACATCCAAGCGTCAAACCTTTTGGCTTGCTCTATGTCCTCACTCTTTATCCCTAAATCCAAAAGCGGCTGAGGGTTATCCATCAATTCTACAAATGTATGCTTGCGCTGTAATTTGGCAACTGCTTTAATGAGTTCTTGCTTTGCCTCCGCTTCTGCTATCTTAGCTTTCAGGTCTTGGATAGGGTCTATTTGTGCTTTAGCTGCCTTTCTAGCCCCCCTCTCAATGGCTGCTATTATGCGTGTTCTCCATTCTACAAACTCAGTGTATTTGTTATCTGCCCATCTGTGGCGTTTTCCCTGCTGCCTAACAGGGAAATTAGATCCGCCCGTTATCATAGTGCTGGCACATCCGCTTTGTGACGATAACCAAGAAGACAATTTTTGTATGTACTTGGATTTATAGCGGTTTGCCGTGTCGGTATCGCTGATAGATTGGATGTGCTGAATATCGGCGGTTAACTGGCCTTCATAATCTCTTAGGACTTGTTCAGCGCGTCTCTCAGGGCTGAAAGATGTATTTCTATGGGCGTTATATGCTTGGCTGTGCAAATGGCCTAAAACTGGAAATTGATCTTGTAGTGTGGTATTCATATAGATTCTGTTTTATGAGTTTCTGCAAATTCTTTCAGTCCAGCCATATCATAAAATTCATCACCATTGATATAGATATGGCTGTCTATTGAATTGGTAAATATTACTACCTCGTTAGCCTCTTCGTCTATCTCGGCGGCTGTGATCGCCATTTGATATAACTCACCAATGAGAGAATTAAATGGGATTGATTGACCCTGAAATAGTTCTTTGCATTGATCCCACAGATCAGAAAATTCAATATTGAAATTGTCCAATTCCTTTACAAGAAATTCAACATCTCCAAATCCACAATCTAAGATTGCTGCGATAATGTCATTGTTATTTTGATTATTCATTTTTTTTTGCGTACCGCGCCCGGTTGTTTGTATTGTGTGATTAAAAAATATTAGTTGTTAGTAGCTGTTTTTTCGTCTCTCCAATTTGCATAGTGAGTAAATGTAA